GTCTTAGGGAATGATTTGTGCCTGTGTAAACAATTTCTTTGTCAAGGTATAGGATATTAAGTTTAGAAGCAGAATGGGTTAAATTTTTGATGTTTTTAGGTCTTTGCATTTGATTAACCTTCTTTCATTAATTTTATTTTAGGGTTAGTAATATGATAAGATAGAATATGTAAGATTATTTAGAAATATGAGTTAGAAACATGTCAAATGACTTAAAAGTGAATGGAATAGAATGAGTGTCGCAAATGTTTTTGAATTCTTGGAGTAATTTTAATTTGCTCATGATTTTACCTCCTTTGATTTTATTTAGTACTAAGGGACTCACATAAATAATTTATAGAGTTATACAATCAGATATAGAGAATTTAGCAGTTTGGCCTACCTTTTTATCTCCCTTAATAACATCAGTTATTTTAACATGGTATTTATTAGATTTAAATAATTCAGCAACAACTTGACCAATATAGCATTGCTTAGATGTTTCTATCTTAATTTTCCGATTTAACATTGAAGACATTTAACATTCCTCCAATTAATTTTATTTAGAGTCTTCAGAACTCTTCTTGATACCTTGCAAGTTCATTGTTATGCTGTTATTGATATTACAAGGTATTAAGAAGGGCTTTAAATGCCCTAGATAGATTCATAACTTAAATCTTTGTCCTTGATAAATTCAATTACTTGACTCACTAAATCTTCAAGTTCTTGCCCATCATAATCCTTATAAGAATTGAAATCAATTTGCTCCGCGAATGGTTCAATATACTTTGATACTCTGTCTTCAAACTCAAAAATAGAATCACCATCATTATATTTTCGATAATAAATTTTTGAGATTGTTATAAATATGTTCATATAATCGTTGGTAGTATACCCATAGTCGGGCATTAAGTCATTTAATTTGTCTGCCTCCTGTTGATACTTTCCAGTTTCATTCCAATACATATTTTTCATAATATATTCCACCTTTCATTTGTTTCATATTTGATCAAAGTCTTTTAAACTCTCCAAGCTCTGCAATTGTAATGTTATGCTGTTATTGCTAGTTTGGAGGTTTTAAAAGGGCTTTGAATGCCCTAAGAATTATCTAGTCATATCTCTAACCCTAAAATATTCTCTTGCTTCCTGCTCGGTATCAGCCTTAATTTTACCAATGATTTTGTTTTGCTTTGCCCAGTTTTCATTGTCTGATAATTTAATGTCTACGCAATAACTTCCCATATGAACCACTTCAGCCACTAGATAAAATGTTTTTGATCCGTTACCTACTTTTAACATTTAATTTTCCTCCATTCAAATGAATTTATTGTTTTAAGCTACCTTAAATAATTTGTGTCTTCTTTTAGTATCCGAATAATAAAACCCACTCATATAATTTAAAGGCGTTCTCATAGTTTTATGAAACTCTTTACCAAAACATTCTACAATTTCAATTTCTGGTAAGGTATTAATTGAGTTATGAAGCGTTTCCCATAATGCTTTTAACTTTTGGTATTCTTCTTCATACTTAGGTAATAACTTTTTACCATCTTGAACAAAAGAATTTAGACAATCATACTCTAAAAATCCTTCAAAGTCTTGTACATTTATAAAATTATGCTTTATCCATTTTGTTATGGCAATTTTTGTTTTTAACATTTAATTACCTTCTTTCATACTAAATTCTCAAAAGTGGCAACCTCTAAAACCCCACTGTTATAAGCATTCTAAGATTCGACATTTCCCATCAATTGTAAGTTTTAAATGGTTGGGCTATTAAGTCTATAACCTATTATATCACATTGTTATAGACTTAATAACCTCAAAAGACACAAATCACAAAATAATTATTTCTGGCTTTACGCCAGCAGCAACAGTTTAGAAGTCTCAACTATAAAATAGTCCTTATTGCTCATGACATTAGCATAGGACTCTTTCCCCTCGAATTCATCAATAATAGTTTTTTCCTCATTTGTCATGTTCTTATAATCAGTTTTTCCATAACTAGGAGGCAACCAACCCTTTCTTTGTGATCCGAAAAGATTGAATTTATGGAGTAAATCTAAATTAGTAAATTCAATATGACAAGTTCCTTTCTTATAGAATGTAACGGTAAAATACTTTAATGGAATTTTCTTTGTATCTCCATAACCTTGAGCAAACTTCAGAGTTTCCTTGATGTTGATATCTTCTGTTGCTCCCATGTCTAAGTAATTAAAAACCTTCTCAGTGTCGGTAAGTTTATCAACTACTTTATAATCATAGTCTATTTGGTTTTTATCCCAACTATTAAACCCATTAAGAACGGTAATAACCTTTTTATTAATCTTCCACCCTTTATTAGTCTTCCAACCATTGAAATAATGTACATTTTTTGATGTTTCATCGTGCCAGTGGTGTTTGTGACTAAACTCTTCAAATAGACTTAATATGGTGTCCTCTACACCTTTTACCATTTCATTATTGAGTTGAGCTTTAATAGTGTAAATGTTCCAGATAGAAAAATCATAGTCTTTTAATTCGCTAATTTTAGATTGATATTTTTGCCTTAGATTAGAAGTAAATAAGCCCATAAATTCTTCATTGGTGAAGAGTGCAAGCCAATATTTCATCCTTACTTGCTTAATATAGGAATTTTCTTTTGAACAATTTCCGTCTTTATCATTGACAGTTAAATTTAAAATAGTGTTACTGCTATCTTCTTTAAAAGAAGAAAGTATAAATGGTTTCATTGCTTCATATTCTGCAATTAGTCTTAGTCCTGCTTTGACTTCAAAATTATATTTCTGAACTATTCCCTTTAAAAAGTCTGCATTGACCACTTTACCGCTGTTATGGACTTCCTCGCGGAATACTTCTTGTTGCCTTAATCCTTCTAGAATTATAGAGGACTGCGCTGTTTTTGGAATATTGACGCGAACTAAAGCTATCTCAACATTTGTTTTTACTTCAGCAGAGATAAAAGCATTTTGTATATATTTAATTTCTGCATCATATCTCTCTAACTTATCTACCAAATCTTTCCTAATGTTGTTATAGGGATTCTTTAGAGTTTCGGCATTGAGTAGGCAAATTATTTGCCCACCATTTTCCTGCATTTCTAGGGCTTTCAATAGGTGTTTATCACCTGTGCTAAAAGGTGGATTAGCAATTATAAGATCGTATTTTTTATAGGTATCATAAGTTAAAAAATCGTTATGTACCACCCTGTGTTTTTTACCTTGTAAGATAAATTGTAGATTTTCATCAATTTCAATAGCGTCAATATCCCATATAGCTTCCCTATTATAAGAGTAAATATGGGAATACTTAAATTTATCCATTACTGCTTCAATTAAATCCCCTTTGCCCGCGCTTGGTTCTAATACAGAACTAATATATTTAAAATCAATTCCTGTTAACATAGTGTCAATTAATCCCTTTGGGGTAGGATAATATTCATGTTCAAACAATGTTTCGCCCTCCTAGTGTATATTAAAGGTTTTTTGTTATAGCAGAACCTTTCTAAACTGCTCTGACTGGCTCAGAATGTAGGTTTATAAGTATTGATAATTGGTTTAAGTCCCTGTGCTTCATAATGGTCTAAAATCTCGTCATACTGCTTTTTATCACAGCTCAAATATTTAGTTTTTGTTATGACAAAATCCTTAGATTCGCTGATTTCATGTAGCACACTTTTAGGAAGTTCGAGCCAACCATCATAAACCAACAAAGTCGAGTAAAAGAAATTGTAATACTGTTTCCGTTTTCCTTTTGGTATCCAAGTCAATTTTACAGCATTATCATATTGAGCGTATTTGGTATACTCAACAGTGTCGAGCGTTACCATTTGATTTGTTACACTTCCAAAATCAGTAATATAAAATAATGTTACCTTTTGACCTTGTTTTAAATCTGCATTCCTGAATTGTTCCTGAATTCCATCAACTTCCTTGAGCAATTTATACATGCAACCTTTTAAAGTTTCCGACTCTTCAGGTATTTGCTGAATAATTTCTTTGGTGAGTTTAAAATAGTTTTTATTGAAAATCTGTTTCATCCTGTCTTTGTATTCGTTCCAGTTCTCTTTATCCCATGTTCCAACTAAAGAAGGATCGCAAGTTATTGCTTCAACTGATAAGTCCTCAAGGGTTTCAACTTTTCCCTTTAATTCTTTTATTTGTTTATGGTTAACTAATTGATCTACATTGTCAGATTTTTGAATGGTAACATTTTCAACTAACCCAACATATCTGGCGTATGAATGGCCTTGAGCGTCCACAACGAATTTGAGTTCATTGTTATAGTAAATTCCGACTCCATAAAGATTAAATACAACAGTTTTGCGCTCTTCCTCAGTCATATTGTCATAATCTGTCATAGAATTAATTCTTATATCGTCCGTATAACTTCCACCAGTTTCGGAAAGAAAATCAAAATCGTTAAGCAACATGTTAGAGAAATAGGACAGCGCTTCTTCTGATTGGAAATGGATTTCTTTTGTGATCTTGACATTTTGCAAATCAAATTCGCCTTTTTCTACTTCCTCTTTATATTGGTCTAAGGTATCATTTTTGTTTAGTTTTGCAAACTGTGAACCAATTACAAAATACTGCTGTTCTCCGGCTAAGTTTGTTATAGAGATATTGGCATTAATAATTTGAACTTGTTCAGCTTCTTTTTTAGCTGATTCTTGATAGGAAATTTTGTCTAGTTCTCTTTGTGCTAAATGCTCCTGATATTGAATTTCCTTCCGTTCTTCTTCTTTAATTTCTTTGGACTTAATTTTATTTCTGAATTCAGAAACAATTGCTTTTTGTTCTTCAGTTTGTTCGGTTTGAACATAATCAGAATCAATTGAAACACTGTCGTAAAAATGAGTATTAAAATAATCGCTTTGACTGTCTGAATCATCGTAGTTATAACTATTCAACAATGATTTGCAATATGATTTAATTGCGGTTAACTCCTTGTTATTTTTCGTTTCATGGTTTCTGTATTCATAAGGTTGAAGTTCTGAAGAATATTCAAGTGTTGAATAGTTATATGGACTTTGCTTAATTGTTATACTGATATGACTATGGTCTGAGGTTATAGAAAATTTGACTTCTGGGAATTGACATTTTAAAAGTTTTCTGACTTCTGCTGCAGTCTCTTTTGTGCTTAATCCAGTGTAATTACTACCAACATATTTAAACCTGTTTGACACAATTGAACCTTCAACAAATTGAACACGATCCCACAAAGGAAGAATAATATTATTTTTTACTTCTTTCGTGACTTTAGCAACTGGTGCAACGAGTGTTAATGGTTTAAGTTGTGGTTGTTCTGTTCCTTGCTCTAAAGTGTATTTTTGAGCTTCTGCCATAGTTTTTTCGGACTGTTTTGCATACCAACACTTTTTACCATTGTGCCATCTAAAACCATTGCTTTTTAATCCATCAAGAATAGTTTGTTCTGGTTTTTCTTCAAAATAAAGTTCGACTCCTTTTAGTTTGTCATTTAATAATAATTTAGTCATATGTAACACGCTCCTTTAGATTTTTAAAGAGTTTTAAATACTTTCGATACAGAACTATTTTATATTTACATTATAGCACAGTATAGAGAATATTTAAACATCATAGAGCGAGAAATAAAAAAAAGATTTATCTCGCTCTATCATATAAAAGTTTGGTTTTATTTGGAATTACTTTTTACTTTCATAGTAACAATTCAAATGATACATTTTACCTTCAACTGCTACAAAATTTGTTCCTTGAAAAACAGTTTTCCCACATTGTGGACAATTATTTTCTTCGATAATCTCATAGGCAACATTATCTGATATGCAATCACTATCAAACAATGTTTCTTTATCTTCTTGATTAGCATCAATTTGAGCCATTTGTTCAATAGTCGAACCGTCTGGATAGTTCGCTGGTTCTGGAACATATTCAATAATAGTAGTTCTAGTTAATCTAATTTTCTTCATCATAATACACTCTCCTTATAATTGGGAATTTTTATCCCTGTACGCCATAACTAAAGAATATATTAACCGTGTTTTGAGTACCATTCGCTTTGTGCATGTCTGGCTTTTCTAAAAATTGCTGCCATTCTTGCATCATTTTCGACTTCATCCTCTGTCATTCCTAGAGCCTCTAGTGTAGGTTCTACGTCCCATGTTATGCAGTATTCGTGATTTCCTAATTCATAATCAAAAGCATCATAAAGGAATTGATCGTCTTTCATTGCTTGTTTCATTTCTTCCTCATGATTGTTAATGATTGAATGAAGTTCTTTAGCATCAGTTTTTCTGTAATAGCCACCGCTACCAGTTTTATAAATTTGATCCGTATCAGTGGAATTTAACCCTAGTTTGTTCATACCTTCTTCGAATTGAGCATTGGAGAAAGCAAAGAACATAGGGAAATTATTGATATCCTCTTGGTGTTGGTCTTTCATGGTTTTGTATAAATTCATGATATACACGCTCCTTCAAGTATTCTAGGTCAATTGTTATAAGTATTATCCACAATTGCCTTCTAAACTTACAACCCTTTGATCTATTATAGCACTATTGTTATAGGTTTAGAAGAGAATTAAGGCTAATTCTCTAAATAATTATTTTACGATTCATGTAATAGATTTTATTAATTAAAAAATCCCTCTTGATACATATTAGAATAAATACCACGCTCCCACTGTTTGAACTCATAAATCATTCCATCGTTCAAAATATCAAGCCAGTTATCAGGGAATTGAGCTTGCAACCTTTCGAGATACATATTACTAACTGAATAATGTACTCGTTTGTCTTCATGCTCTAATTGGAAACCAATTAAGGAAGAATTATGATTCATAAATGAGTTGTTTAAGGCTATAAAATTAGATTGTGGCATTATTTGACGTTGCTCCCATTTTGACACGTTATGACGCTCGTAGTGGGTTAAGAATTGCAATTGTTATTCCTCCTTTAGTTTATACACTCTCGACAACGTTTCAACCATTTTGTTATGGCTGAAACGCTCTGAGAACATACACGCTAGTTAAAATCTTTTAGGTAATTTAAACTGCTTTTCAATCTCTTGATAGTTAATTTTTACAGCATCTAATAAATCTCTAGCTCCTTGTAACCTGTAATAATTTGGACATCGATATGATTCTTTAGCATGGATATAATATCCAATACAGAGTGATCTAAATTCTGCTAATAATTTTTCTTCCATTTTTAACCCCTTCCATAATCCCATAAGTACATGATTTGAAGGCAATTAATCAATAAAAGCAATTTGTTTGATAAAGAATATCTCCTTTTTGATCCTGCGTTCTTCTAGTTGCTCCTTCATTAAATGGTTTTCTGGATTTTCTTTGACTGCATTCTCCCAAAATTCAATGGTTCTTAATCTTTCTCCTTCTTCGTACTGGTCTAATTTTGCTTTTTCAACTTCTAGAGGATTTTTAGATATATTCATTTCAAGCACCTTAACACTTCCGTTATCGGATACACACAATAATGCAAACATATTCATTAATTACAACTCCTTTGAATATCTCCTTTAAGCAAAGGACTTTTTAATTTCCTTTGCTTAATAATAAAACTCTTTAGGATATTAAGCAACATTGTCAATAATATTAAGAATTGCTTTAGCATCTTCATGGTCTTGGTCTGGTGCTTCAGTTTGTTCTGATTGTTCTTCTTGCTTTTCGCTGAACTCTTCTGCGGTCACTGTTATGGGAGAATCGAGGTTTTCAGTTTGAACCTCTTCAACTTTTACTTCAGCAACCTTTTCCACAATTTTAAATTCAGAAACAAAAGCATTATTTAACAATTCGATTCTTTCCTTAACTTTAGATGCTTCCGAGCAACCTTTTTCTGTTTTGCTCTTATATTTTCCAGAAACATTTTCAAAGAATTTAGAAACAAACTTGGCAAAATCCTTTACGTCCACATCGTTCAGAATAGCCTTATACGCTGTGTTATAGATAATAGGAACATTCACCTTCTTGAGATAGTCAATTGACTTCAGATACTTCTTAAGCTCTTTGGGTTCGAGTTTTGCGGTAGCGTCCGATTCTTCAAGTTTTTGAAGTTCGACAGGAAGGGAATACTTCTTGATAAGTTTTACAACTTCATTGAGATATTCCGTAATTGATTCGACTTGAGCCATAATGTCTTCAGTGACCATTATAGAATCCTCTGAAAAATCTTGAAGAGATTTGCCGGAAAGATCAAATTGATTAGACATAACCATTAGAACCTGTTGCATAGTCTCAAATTTTACTTCTCGGTTCGCTGAAACATTAATGAATTTATTAGTCCAAAGGTCTGTTGCAAGTTGTTTGTATATAAACTCTCTTACAGTGCTACCAATGCGAACCTTGTTAACTTCCGCATTACTTAATTTCTTTCCTCCCTGGAGTTTGATGAACTGCAATTCTCTTTCAGTTTGTGTCATGTCCTTAAAATAAACCATTTGGATCTTACAATTCTTGAAAACTTGCTTTGCTCTGTCCGGTAATTCGCTCCACTTTTTACCTGCAACTATGTATGTCTCGACTGTATCGTCTTCGTTCTCAATGACAACAGGCCGAATGTTATGGCCTAGTTTTATTTCATCATTCAAGAATTTTTCTAGGGTTGTGCTGCGCTGCTTTCCATCCAACAAGTCGATAACCTTTTCTAGTTTTCCTTTGATTTCGACTTCTACTTCAGTTTCAGCACCAATTAAGGGAGGAATATAAGTCGTTAGAGCTTGAAAAACACTGTCAATTAGGTCTGTTTGCTCCTTGTTACCCCACACAAACGAGCGTTGCATTTCAGCGTCCCTGTTGATTTGACCTGATTTTAACTGACCAACTAAACCCACGATTCCGAAAGTTTTTACTAGCATTTCTTTCATTTAATACCACTCCTTAATTTTAGTCTACGACAACAAACTGAGATTTGTTATAGTGTATCTCAGTTCATAAGGTCTACTAAAATCCCAAGAAATGTCTTTTTCGTTGGATTTAGACATTATACCAGTTCGTTAGTTAACGTCTTAGAATTAACCGGAATACTCCATGTATCGTTTTGGCCTTGTAATAGCGTATAACCTATTCTACCTTGCATCGTGCTCCTGTAGGATTCGATAACATTTTTAATAAAACTATTAATAGTTTCCTTATGAGTTTCGGCAGAGAATTCTTTTTCTCCGATAATATAATTGAGGCCATCTTCTTTACGTTGGGTAAATTGTATTTTATACATGTTAAATCAACCTTTCAAATAATCTAATGTAGACACTAGACCATTATACGAGCAATCAATACTATCATGATTTAGAATCAATTTAGCTAAGTATCTGTGATTCCCGTCAATGATTTGTACATTTCCGCAACAATTGTCATCAATTGTTATAGGAGTAATTAGGTCAGGATTATTGACAAAATGCTTGATACGCCCTAAATGCCACTCCCTAGACTGCTCTGAAAAGTCTTCAAACATGGTTTTTATTTCTTCAACTTCATCAATTCCATTTCTAGCTTCAGACAAAGTAATAGTCGATCCTATCCAATAACACTCTTCACCTACGATTCCTTTTAATACGTTAAGGTTTATGGAGTCCATTGGATTTGGTTCGCTACTCATGTTTAACTACTCCTTTCTTTTTATTCAATCCGGCGTATTCCTTGTTAATTTCCTTTAATGTTTTTGCGCCTACTGGATTGCATTCTTTGCAAAATGCATGATTAATAACCACATAGACCATTTTACCACAATTCGGACATTCTATAGAACTTTTTGCCATTTTATCAAATCCTCCTTTGGTAAAATTTTAACTAATTTACCCCTTAACCTAGAATAAGTGTAACATATCTTAGCCAATAAGTCAAATAAATTATTTTACAATTTACAAGAGAGTTTTCACGACAATACACTGAGCGTTATTATCATTATATCTCAGTGCATTAATTCAAAAACTCTAATGTCTATTCGACAACTTGATAAGGAATACAATAATTACTACATACACCAAGTAACCAGCGTTTGTTTCTCTGGATATTGTTGTGAATAATAACCGTTAGTGTCCTATTGTCACCTTGAAGAGTTACATCCGGCTCATTTTGGCTGTCTAGGCGTATTCCATTCAATCCCTCCATCATTGACCCTTTCAGGAATTTCTCTGTGATCTTTGATGGTTTTGATAAGATAATTTTCATATTAATAACCTCTTTCACTCTTTTATTAAGGATTATATCCTTTTCAAAGATCCCTGAAACCCTTGCTACAAAGGCACTTTAAAAAAGACATAATACTATAAAAGATAAGTTTTATCGACTCTTCAATCTAGCATAGAACATAGCATAATTTAATTTAGTAAGCCAAAACTATTCTATAAAATTCTCCATCTTTATTAGCTGAAATTACAAGTGGTTTATTATGACTAAAAAATTTTTCTGCATCATGCAAAGATTTAAAAAGATAATGTTTTATTCTCATTTTTACAACAACTCCTTAAATTTTAATTTAATTTGTTGCTATGCTCTAAGCTAGACTAAAAAGTCTATATTCAATTTTCAAAGATCATTTGATAAGTTTGCTCCTTATGTATTAGTGCTTAGTTAGATTATAAACGATTTACGTCTTCCTGTCAACATTTATTTTTGCATTGTGTAAGTTGTTGACTTGTGCAAGTGGTAAGAGGTTTTATGTCTGCTCTGTGTTTGTGTGCTCCTCTATGTACCCTATTTTATAGCAAGATGAATGCAATTGCAATACCCTACAAGGCCATTTTAAAAATAAATTTTATATTGGTATTGTTGGCGTGATTTTGTGCACTGAATTGTACCGGAATAAGCCAGAACACAAGGAGAAAAACGAAAATAGGCATTTAAGACGTTTATAAGTGTTTGGTATGGAATTCTATTAGGGAATGTAGTTTGTGGCCTTAGAAGGGCATTTGTGAAGGAGGAAATTGGTGCTGGCGTGGAATGGGCAAAGAAAAAGACTAGAATTATTATCTAGTCTTTAAAAACATTCCGTAATCATATTCAGTTTTAGTAATTATATAAAAAGTATTGTCTGGGAAGTTCAGTCGGTACTCATTGGCCTTTATTTTTAATTCTCCCGACTTATCATAGTATTTTAAATCTTTCTTATGTTCCAAACTATAACCTTTATCCAACATTAATTTTATAAAATCTTTCCTTGCCATTGTACCTAAACCTTCACCACCATCTTGATAATAATTCTCTTTTTTGTTTAGCGTTTTCAGAAGTTTACCTCTAGCCATTGGAGTTAATTCAATACTTTCAGCGTAACCATAGGTATTATTATAAATGAATTCTTCCTGCTGTAGCTTTTCATTCTCCAAGCGTTCACGTTCCAGTGATCTTTTATGTGATTCTACCCATTCAGTTTGTTTTGATAAGTAAAATTCAATTTCTTCAGCTTGCATAATGCCACGGTAATTTTCTGGCATACCCTCTTCAGATACTAAATAACCTTTATAGCGTTCGCTATACTCCGTAACCTCCATTTGCTTTATTTGAGCAGAAAAAAATTTTAAACCAGTGTAATCCTTTTGAATTGTTGCAGTTGTCATAATTATTTTACCTCCATTCCATAACTATATTTTGTGTATGCTTGCGCCATTGTATGAAGTTTTCTGGCAGTTAAATACTGGAACTGCTCAATGTATTCCTTTGTTTCATTGCTCCAGTATCCAGTTTGATCCAAGATGGTTTTTAGTTCGGAAATAACCTTTTTAGTGATTGCCTTTTTCATGTTTAAAACTCCTTCAATTCCTTAATTAATCCGTTAATTTATTTTAACATAATGGAATTACTTTGTATATATTATTTTTACCTTTACACAAAATAAATATTTTAACTAAAAATAGCGTTCGCTCCATTTTACCATTTATTTTACTGTTGTGTCAATGGGTTTTAGAAAATTATTTTAACGTATTATACTAAAAGGGTAAAATTTATTATAAGATCCACAAAGGTTATAAAAGGTCTGTATAGGTATGTAAAGGCCATAAAAGGGTATATAAGGGTTTAAACAGTATTAGATATATGGATTATACCAGATAAAAAAAAGATGCTTATTCGGCATCTTCCTGTAACTCCTGGTCTATGATCCATTCCGCGTCTTCTAAAGTGTTCGCAGAGCTTATGGACGTTTTATTGCTACTCCAATGGATTATATAGCATTCACCTTTTTTAGTGATCTTATAACCTCTATATTTTATCGCTTTCATTATTTTCCTCCTTTTATCTCTGCTTTAATTTCCTTTACTAATTCTTTTGCTTCTCTGAGATCAGATCACCTTTAGCTCCGTCAAGTTGTTCTTTAAGTTCTTCTATCTCTTCTTTAATTCGGTTTATTTCTTCCTGAGCGTTAATCACCGCTTGCTCTGCATCTTCTAGTTCTTCCCGGAGTTTTTTAGTTGTCATTTTGCTACCTCCTTAAAAATTATGTAATTACTTAATAGTATAAGGGATGATGACCACATTGTCAATAAAAATTATTTTTGACTTTAAATACTTTGAATGGGTAATTTTATTAGGAGGAAATCGAAAAGAAAAAGATCCCTTTCAGGATCTTAATAATTTTTTATTTTTCCAACGCATTTTTCATAGGATATTCGTCCCAAAACCTACCATCTTTTAACTGGAATTGGCCTGTCACATAATCGATTTTAATTAGTTTATGTTTTTTATAAACTGATAATATTTTTTCTGCTTCATTTTTAGTAAAATTAAATTGTTCCATAACCGAATTAATGAAATTGTTTTCTGCATTAATTGACCTTTTAGCAATGTTTTTGCAGGCTTGCATTTTCAAAACCTCCAAATAAATTATTTACTATTGATAGAATATCACACAAGACACACAAACGTCAAACATTAATTATATTCAATTCTAAGACCAGGAAAGGCACTTTTAAGGCACTGGAATGTAGTTTAGGTAAAATAGGTAGCAAGGAAAGAAAAAAAAGAACCTTTAGGCTCTTAATAATTTTTATTTTGTATGTTTAAGTATGATATTATTTCTCGTGCTATTCTCTTTAACATCGTAATTTGTTTCGCGCTTAACTCTTTGCCGGATCTTATTTGATTTTGAAAACTTACTATGTAGTCTTGACCTTTTGCGAATTGTCTAAAAGTATGTTTAGTAGTATCGATTAACATTAGATCATGTATACAATCCTCTACACTGGTATATAGATCATTAAATTTGTAAGTCTCAAAAGATACAATTCTAGTTTTTAAAGCTTTCATTCGCGCCAACTCCTTATATTTGATCTTGATTAATTATAGCATTATTTTGTATCAGATACAACAATTATATTTATATTCATAAGACATAAAAGCGTGTTTTTAAGACAAAAAGAAAAGAGGCTCTATGCCTCTATATTCTCAAAAAAGTATTCATTCATTTCTTGAATTTTTTGTTTTGTGACTGAGGATAATTTTCCTTTCCCATTTTTCATCCAACCTATACCTATTAAGTCTTGTCTGACCTCTGTACTATTTATTATCCCCCTAAATGCTTTCCATTTTAGATCATCGGGATAATACATATATCGTAAATAATTTTCATCGTTTTTTATTTCGGCCAAATTATAACCATCGGAATCAATTTTTATAATTTTAATTTCCATTCCCTCTAACTCCTTATTTGATTTATGTACTAAATACAGTATATCAAAATATTGAGCAATTGCAATATATTTGTAAAAATTATTTTTATACAGACTACGAATAATAACCTTATTTGATTCTGTGACATTAGAAAAGTATCTCAGGTAAGATTGTATAGGGTAATAGATTCTAAACGCTTAGAAGGCCGTTTCTGTGGCAGTAAACTGGTTCTGGCATTTGTTTTTAATGTGAATAGGAATAGACAAAAAGAATAAGCACTAGAAATAGTGCTTATTTGTTTTTATTACTATTCCTTTTTTCGGTTTTCTCTTCTGCCTCTTCTTTACTGGCGTATGATGCAAACGCGAACCCTGTTTTGTAATCCGTATGGAAGATGCACCAAGATCCTGATTCCTCATCATAGTCTGCAAAATATTCACCTTTTGCCAATTGTTCTTTAATAGTCATTTTATTTCGCTCCTCTCATTCCTACCATTTTTTCAAAGTAACCTGCTGCTTGACTGTTGGCTCCGTCAAATTTATATGCAATTGTACCGACCAAGCAGGAATCAAGGGAATCATAGGATACAGAAATATTTCGATAATTAATATAAGCGTGAAAGCAAATATTTGTTATTCCTTCGTTTTTGAGATCATAACCATTGATATACTCAAATATTACATATTCGCCAATACTGTGAACCTTGATGATTTCTCCCCATGAAAAATCCTGTTTGAGATATTTCACTTTTTCATCGTGGGTAGTTTCTTCAATGTTTTCCTCTGTAGCAATGGTTAATTCAGAATAGGAGTACCGACCAAAACCAGCAGGATGGAAAAGTAAATCTTGATTTTCCCCTTTGACTAATTGGCCTAGTTGGTTTTCATGTTTGACAATTGCATGGTAAACTAATTTTTTCATAATATGTATACCGCCTTTCAATTCCCCGAAACTTGATCTTGATTTAGTATATCACAGATATTATATAAATATAACCCATTAATAAAAATTATTTTTACATGCTGGAACAAAGAAAAAGAAGTCCTTTCAGACTCCTTAATATTCAACTTTAAATGTTTTAAACAAACTACCATTTTTGCTCCATACCTGTATTTCGTTTCCGTCGATTACTACAGACTTTTTTGGATATTTAGCACTGATTTCATTTAACATTTTTCCTTCAACTTCTTGTCTATGCCAGTATTTTTCTGCTTTTGCTTGTGCAAGTGTTTTTACTTCTTCTGTTTCAAGATATTCTCTTTTCCCTTCTAAGACCATTACTGCATTTCTATTTTCAAGTGTTACCCAAAGACCTCGAACTTCAGAACGTCCTTGCAAAGAGCTAATTTCAAATTTAATCATTTTTAAACACTCCTTATGTATTTACTAATTGATTTATTATAGCACAGATTTAGTGTGAATAGTACATATATATAATAATTATTTTTACTTAATATAGAGGTTTAAAGGGTTATATTTTGATAGTGTATAGATGTTAGGAGCATATACAGTAAACGTCTTAGAGAGTGCTTTTTGTTGGTCTCAGTGTGGTTTAAAATACTAGGAAATATAGGTTTTATTCTTTTTTATATTTTCTCCCCTTTAATGGTAAACCAGTAACATGATTCCAGTTAGTGCCATATATAATTCCGATAATTACACCACGACTAACATTATACTGTTTTGCCAATTCCATTTGCGTAATAAGTCCAGAATTATACAGTTTAAATATCTCTAGTGCTATTTCTTCTGTAATTATTGCTCTACCATGTTTAGATCCTTTGGCACAATTTTCTCTTAATGCTATTTTAATTTTAGTAGTTTCTTTTAGATTTAATCCTTTGTGAGATTCTGCAATATTCCTTTTATGTTCCTCTGTAAACTTTCTTCCTAACAAAGATGTCGTTTTTCCAGTTCTGATTAACCTTATTTTTTCTATAGTTTCTGGCGTAGGCTTTTTACCTTTATTAGCCCTACTTATCTTTTCTTTGTGTTCGTCAGATATTTTGTAATTATCGCGCTCTTTTCTAGTTTTAACTATTTTAGCTGCCCATTCTTTAGTATATCTTTTAGACATTTTTAAAATCTCCTCCTATTTAATTTACTGTTTGTATTATACAATAATTAACGCAAAAAAGAAAAGATGCTTTTTATTCAGCATCTTCTAACATTTTATTAACTGTATTTTTAAATTCTTGCATATTCCATATTTCTAAAATTTGATCTATATCTGCTAATGTTTCGCCATCGTGACCAGTTCCAGCGTCCCAACCGGAAAAAACTAATATCACTGCTTCAGGATCTATTGTACCATTATAGAATCGAAGTTCTTTTGCTGTGCCAAAACATGATTTACCTTCTAATACTGTGCTACCATCTTCTATGGCTTCTTCTGCACTAGTATAAATCATTCCCCAACTTTGTGTACCAATTTCTAATGTCGGATCTTGAAAGCGATAGAAGATATTAGAATTATAATTATAGTTCTCAATTTTATCTGGCGTTGGTGTATTATTTACAGGATAGAGTATAGGGTATTTGTTAGTCATAATCGACAACCTCCTAAAATAATTGAATATGTAATTACTTATTATAATACAGAAATTTATACGCAATGTCAACTAAATATAATAATTTTTATACCCATAAAATGGGCAATTTAAGGAAAGAAAAAGGAGCTTATTCAGCTCCTACATCTTTTAACATCCTTATGGCGTTTTCAAGTTCTCTTATCTCTTTACAGTCAGACTGTATTCTTTCAGGGTTCAAAGGTTTATTGGTTGAACTACTATTTATGGAAATCCTTTTCACTATTGCAAGTTGTTTTTTGAGTTTTTTAGAAATATCTTTTAGTTCATTGTCTGATATGTGAAGTTCTAAAAGTTGATCGGCGTCCAGGATATTTTCATAAGTTTTTGCAACCTCTAAAATTTGTTCAATCGACTCGGTAATAATTAACATATGTATTTCCCCTTTCAAAATTGAACTCTTTACACTCTTAATTATATAGAGTTTTAATCATATTACAAGTGGTTTAATAAAATTATTTTACCTTTATACATGCCACATAAAACAAGGGATTGATAGTGGGATAGAGGATTATATCCGATTTGATTTATAAGGGCTTATATGCCCTCGTAGAAGGTCTGAGGGCATAAAAAAGAGAACCTTTGCAAGTTCTCTACATCATGATTATTTCATTCTCTAAGTTGTTTGCTATGAGATATTTTTCTAGTTCTGCTGCCCAACTAAATAATTTTTTAAGTATTTCGTCGGAATAGTTGTTTTCTGATTTTAACTTTCTAGCTACCTCTTGATAATCCCATATTTTCTTTTGATGTTTCATCGCTTGTTTTCCTGCTTGTTTGCATTTTTCAATAATTCTGAGGTTTATCCCTAGACTTAATTTAGGATTATCTTTCCATAGTTTATTTTCTAAAGTTTTGAAAGATTTTAGGTCTTTGTCTTTGTAAGATCCTTCATTGTATTTAAAGTTATAACGTGCTATTCGCTCAACTTCGAATTCTGATTTTACCATGTAAATATCTAGTGTATAGCCGTCTGATAGGATTTCCTCTCGTATGTACATAATTTATTCACTCCTTGTATTTAGTTTTCTACTCTTTATTATAATGATTTACTGGAGGATTGCAAGATATTTTATATTTTATATTGTGTTTGTGTTGATAATGGTATAGTGATTTTATTATGATAAACTGTATTAGTATAGATGTGATTTATTAGCGTTTGTTTATAATCTGTATTACTACAGCAAATTGTATGCCAATGTAAAAATTGATTAGATTTGATGTATAAGTGTAAATATAAAATTATTGTTTGAGACGCGCAGAAAGTGCCTTTTAAGACGTTTGAGGTTTGGAGTGTTATATTAGTATGTAAAACTTTATTTTAAGGTTTATACTAAAATTTTTCTACACGTTGTCGGGTGTGTCGTGATTTAGGTGTTTTGGTATGGGATTTGATTAGAATTGTTTTAATTTGTTTGGCTTATAGTGTAGTAAATTAATTGGGTATAATTAGATTTATATCTTATGTAATTAGTATGATATAAATAAGATTAATGTATAGTTATTTAGTATGGATTAAAATGATTTAATGCTTAGTAGTTTAGTTTAGTTTAGTATAAATTTATTTATAGAAGAGTATATTAGTGTGGATTAATGTAGAGTATAATTGTATGATATAAAATTTAATATGGTTATTATGATCATGTAATGTGATTAATTTGATGGTATCTGTGGGATATGGCATGGTGGCAGTATATAATTGTTGTAAGTATGTTTTATGTAGTTAGTATCTTTTATATATTAGATATACATTTGTATACTGTAAGTATTGTAGCGCGTATTGTTAGATTATGAGTGTAACATTGTTACGTTTAATGTTTACAGCGTCAACATTAGTAAGTGTTCAATAATTCCGGCCATGTTATAGATTCCGACTATTTTGGACGTTATAACGCACAATAGTATCAAGGTCCAATAATTTACTCATTAACTCCATTTAACTCCATTTTAACCCAATCAAATCAATTCGACAAATCATTACCGACTGCAGCCGATACAATCCCAGGACATTATCCGATCATAATTACCTGCCTCATATTTGCCCTTCTAAGTTCCTCAAAATCATTCCGAGTATAAAAGTAAGGCCCAATTCTTCTTCAATGTGACACAAGTGGATACTGTAACATTCAGTAAATAGTAAAAACCCTTGGATAATGCGGGTTGTAGGGTTCGGCAGTTAATCGGCCCATGATGTTTTCAGTTGTTCATAAGCAAAGCTAATAGACAAAACATGTGCTAATGTTAGCTTTCAAAAACCATGCCAACTTTAGCATAGGTGGGGCATAGATTACAAATTATGTTCCGACATGATTCGACATTATGTGCAGAGTACATGAAGGCTTAGACCAATTTTACTCCGATAATCGATCACACTTTAACAAATTTGTCAATAGTAAATATAAAAATTATTTAAAATATTTTTATTCTCTTAAATTTTCATCCTCTTAAAAATCTCTAATTTCCCTTTCGTTCTAACATCGCAAAAACATAATCATCACAACAATTTCCAACATAATAAATCCACATTCAAAATCACAAAACTTCATAAAAGTCAATCAATTTTACAAATAAATCTCATAAAATAATATAAAATCTTAACAAATCTCTCACGATTAAAACAACCAATAATTCCTACTATAATAATGTTTTTCTGGCATATCCAATTACCATAAATCAATCATAAATTACATCTCAAAATAACCCTCCATATTAAAATCAAAATCTAATTATCATAAAATTAATAAATTCCATCGAACAAAAATATCATACACAAATTCATAATTATTCACTCAAACAAATCACAAATATCCCATCAATATAATCCAATAAACAACTTCTAAACCCTTGATCCTACAGCATTTTCAACCCATCATAATATTCCTTCTACTATATGTTTACATTATAAATCGAATCAATTATCTCTCATATACGACACTCTAAAAAAATTGGTGAAAATATTTTTCCTAATCAAAATAAATTTAAAATCTAAAAATAATCCATCTCAAATCATTCATAAAAATTTACCACAACCCAAAAAATCTAATAATCCCTATACCCTTACTCTCACAACCATTACAGCAAATCACTCGGACAAAGTGCTATACTAATAATACTTCATCCGTACAAATCTCTGTAATACTACTCTAACAATACATTCAAGGATTTATAAAATAATTCCTTTGGTAAAAATTCCTGTATAATAAAATTTATTAAATACTAAAATAAATTTTTATTGACATCAACAATGTATAATGATATTATATTCACAGGTACAAATCTGAACAAAATAAGTATCTAGAAAGGAGCAATCCCTAAATCATTCAATATCCACAAAACAACTATAAATTTCAATTACATTCTCAATAATATATTCTGTACATATTCATTCCATAAAGACAAAACATATCTACTGAAATTTATCATGTAGAATCTGGTCATGGAATAGATCAAGCAAGATTAGCAGTAAAGAGTGAGATGGAAAAGTATCTTGAGTATTTGATATCAGCAAACATATAAATAAAAATTAATAATATCTAGAAAGGAGTTAATCATGAAATTCCACAAAGCAATAATACAAAAAGGAATCTATGGCGAATTATCAAAAATTAAAGAAGAACTAGATGAAGCATACGATGCAGAGTCTCAAAACCAAGACTTAATGCTATTAATAGAATTATCAGATATTATTGGTGCAGTAGAGGGAGTATCTAAGAAATACGGTTTTACATTAGAACAATTAATGGTATTTGCAAGACTTAGAAGTTTGGTTGCAATAGAAGAAATGAAAGTTGAGGAGAATTAAAGTGGAATACAAAGACTTTATCATAATATTATCATCTTATAAATGTAATAAGGATTGCCCATATTGTATAGCTAAAATAGAAAAATTACCTGAAGTCAATGAAGATTTGATTAAATTTAAAATTCAAATTGATAAACTCATTCAAAATAAAGCAAAGTTCAAATACTTTGTATTAAGTGGAAATGGTGAACCATCCTACTATACATATGAATTCCTAAAAGAAATTATATCAATCGTGACTAATTCAGGAATATTTGAAGATTATAGAATCCAAACATCAGGTAATCTATTTCACAATGATAAATTATTTGACCTATTCCAAGATTGGCTTATAGAAATTACAAGAGTAAGTCAATCATATGAAGTTGATAGTTCTGTTTTACACTATAAAAATGATTATATTTTAACTCAAAATTTCTATAATGCAAGAATTAGATTGAATTATGTGTTGCTTAGAAATTTATCTTCTAATATTAATCGCGATATTAAGAAATATTTAATTCAATATAGAAATATTGAAACTATTGCTTTAAAAATATTAGATACACAAGAAACCCAAGATGATAAATATACTAAGTGGATATCTGAAAATGGGTTAACATATAATGATGTTGACACAACCAGATTTGTTTTAGATACAAGTTTTGATTATTTAGGATATGAATTTAATAATCATATCTGGAATCACAATGGAAAACAAATTTCAATGTTTAGTAACAAAAACTACAACAAAGATAAGACAATTCATAACTTAGTATGGTATGGAGATAAATTAATCTACTAAAAGAAAGGAAGAATATAAAATGAAATATAAAGTAGAAAGTGGTGTCTATAATTTAGGATTTGAATTATCTCTATTAGAAAAGAAACTATTTATAGAATTTGAAGATATGTTAGATGGTAAGGGGTTTAGATATTTATCCATCCCAAGTTTGACAAGATGGAATAATTTTGAAAGACAAAGTATTGAAGATATTTTTAAATCTCTTTCTGTAGATCATATACATAATTTATCAGGTTCGGCAGAGCAAGGAATATTACAATATTTTTCAGATTCTATTGTTGAACTACAACTTATTTATTCTAAAAACCAATGTTTTAGACATGAGAATTATGGTTATGAAGGATTAAAGAGATGCAAAGAATTTGTTAAACTTGAACAATTTTGTTTTTGTAATGATTATGATTGGAAAGAAAATTTTGATTTATTGCTTACTAATGCAACATCTTTTCTTAATAAATATAATATTGAATTTAGAGTTGTAGATGTTAGCAAATTAGATTTAGGATATCACATTAAGAAATATGATATAGAAGTAAAAACAAAACAATATGGTTGGATGGAGACTCATAGTTGTACTTATTTTGGTGAAGAACAAAGTAAAAGATTTGGGATTACAGGAGCAACCCATACTATATCAAACACTGGTATTGCGTCTCCTAGAATATTGATACCATTTATTGAGATGATGTAAGTAGTAAATATATTTAAATTTATGTAAATATATAAATAAAAATATGTTGACATAATTATTTTTGTATGGTATACTTATTAAGTGAGGGATAAATATCAAATAAATTCAGAAAGGAGGGAGATTGTATTGATGATACAAATTATTCTATTGCATATATTCCTATTACAATTACAAATTAATATTGTTGCTAGTGGTTTTACATAAGTATAAAAATAAAATATTCCTAATAAAAATAAAATAATAATTGATAGAGGAGAGAAGATTAAATGACAATAGGAATATATGGAATCACAAACAAGGAAAACAATCTAATCTATATTGGTGAAAGTAATAACATAGAAAGACGTTGGGAAGAGCATGTAGATGATCTAAACAATAATTCTCATTGTAACTATAAACTTCAAACAGCATGGAATACATATGGTAAAGATAATTTTACTTTTGAGATATTAGAAGAAATACAAAAAATAGACAATAACCATTATAAAACAATTATGCAATTAATATATCTAGAAGGAAAATACATAGATCAATATGACTCAATTAATAAAGGATATAATATTGAGAATACTATAGAGGAAGTCCTTAGTGGTAGGAAGATAATTACTAGCGGAAGTATTGATAGAAAATATTTAGCAAGATTAATAAATAATAATGGTTTAAATGCTAAAGTAAATAAGTTCCCAAGTCTTACTAATACATATTCAGAATTAAAAAAGGAGGGCTATGTATTAAAATCTCCCACTCAAGAACTATTGTTGAAAGGGGTAATAAAAGAATACAACGATAAATATTATATAAAAGAAGAACTTATAGAAGATGGATATTTTATAAATGGAAAGAGTAGGCCTAAAGATAAATTTAAATATTACGTTTTTGTAACAACTAAAGGAAAGCAATTTATTATTGATACACTAGAATTAAAAAATAATAAAATTAAACAAAAAACAAATTGATTTTGCGTTAGCAAATCTATAGAACTCTATATAATCTTTTACTCTATATTCTTCTTTTACTCTTTATACTTATATAACTCTATATTCTATGTGATGTAGCTACTAAAAAGCGTTTACTTTCTAAAAGTGCTCACACAGTTTTGCGTACAAATGCAGAGAGTGCTCACACAGAAAAGCGTTTACTTTCTAAAATACTATGAATTTGAACGCAAATGTGTGTGGGCATAACTTTAGAATTTGTACTCAAAATAGGGGGTATATTCTAGAATTTTAACGCAAAATTGTATACACATTACATAGCATTAATAAAAAGGTGGTTGATTTTGAAATGAAATTTGATAAAGAATATGCAACTCAATGGAGTGTAGAGGTAGATTACTTATCTACCAAAGGAATAAAACCTGTATTTATAAAAAGAGATAATGCAATAAGAACTTACAAATTTACAAAAACAAAAGAATTGTTTAATGCTTTGACTGAATTCTATAATGGTCTAAAATAAAATAATAAATATGATTGAGGAGATTGATTAAATTATGAGTAGTATTACGCCAGAGGAATATTATGTTAAATTACCTAATGATTTTTATGATAATCTAAGTATTTCTAATGAAGAGATGACCATATTAATATTATTGTATAGAAATTACCAACAATATAAAAACCTTGGATTATGCTCTATTCAAATAATATGTGATCTCATGAGAATCAACGTATCAAATAATAGAAAATTAATTTCAACTATTAAAGATACAATAATAGAGTTAATGAATAAGGGTTACATAATAAAATTGTACAATCTATATTGCAAAGATCATGATAATAATGGCAACAAATTATCTATTAATTCTATAATTAAAGATAAGGATTCTACATTTTATGTTGAATTAATACCACCTCCTGAGAATGGTTATTTCAAAATATTTGATGAAGAAATTAATTACATATTTGAAGAATTAGCATCTAAAAATCTAAATAAGTTTAATATTATCAGATATTTTATCGCTTGCAGAAGAGTTTCTAGTAATGAGAGCAACTTTGGGTATTTAACTCAAGGAAAATTAAAAAAGTTAGTTAATGATTCAAGAACCATTCAGAGATACAATAAGATATTGCAAAATGATTTGCATTTGATTAGATTTAATAATAGTTATTTAACTCCTGACAAAAATTATTGTACTACATACATAGGACATTGGGATGATGAAGCAAACTTTAATAGACAGTTGGAAACAGAAATTATTGGTAAGGGATTAATATATACTGATAAAACTCAATCTAATGAAAGAAGGAGTGTTCAACAAAAGATAAATAATATAGATAATTTAACATTAGAAGAATTGGAGGAATTGATAAAAAAGAAAAAGGAATTAGAGTATAAAATGGTTGTTAAAGAGGAAAGTAAAGATAATAAGGTTGATATCAAAGGGAAAGGACTTCAAAATAAGAAACATAAGCCATTACTTATACCAAAAATATATAATAAAGATAATGAAGAACCTGATATATTTGAAGATTTATTTGGTGATGAGGAAGAAAATGATTATTGGGATATGAGTAATCTAACAATTGAAGAACAAAAAGCATTACAGGAAATAGAAGACTTAAATTGCTCACAAATACCTTTAGATGTATTACAAATGATTGAGAATGAATTGAATGAAATAAAAGAGGATGAAGAATAATGAGTAGTAATTATATTTATAAAATGTTTGATAAGAATAATGAAATTATATACATAGGTAAGACAATTGATATTGATCAACGTATAAGGCAACATTCGTTAGATAAAGATTGGTTTAAAACAGTTAGTAAAATATATTATGCGGAGTGCTTAAATAAAACTGATATGGATATTTATGAAATATATTATATAAATAAATTAAAACCATTACATAATAAACAATTAGTAAATGGTGTTGGGTTTAGTATATTATTGGACGAACTTGATTTTATTGAGTACAAAAAAATAATAAAACAAAAATCAAATGTTAAACAAAATAATTACGGTAATACTTATTGCTATAATGTAGGAGAAAATTTTATAGAAAGTGATAATATTTTAAAATTTTACAAAAATAATCCCGTATTATCTAAAGAGTGGGAAGAATTATTAAAAGAAAAACAATTTTTAAGAGGAAAATACCATCCTTGTACTTTTGATCGTATTGAAATTAATAAAGGATTATTAATTTTTATTCCATTTGATAAAATGGGAATGTATGATATATCATTTGAACGTTTTATTAAGGATATATCTAATAAAAATATGCTATCATTAAAATATCTTCCGCGTGATATTGTTGATTATATAAATTATGATTTGATTGATCAAATGTCTAAAATTAAAGTAACAAACATGTTGAAAATCGATATAGAAGAAGATTGGTTTCTTGGTGAAAAATCAAAATGTGTACATAGTATAAACAATGTAGTTGTTGATGTATTTTATAAAATATAAATCATTATTTATTATATAATCAATAAAATAAAAAGGAGAAAACAATAATGGCATATGAATTAAGACCATATCAATTAGAATCAGTAGAAGCAGTTAAAAATCTACAACCAAATTTTAATGGTATATTATCATTGAGCACAGGTACAGGTAAGACGGTAATAATGGCATCAATTGCAAATGAAGTAAAAACTCGTTGTTTGATTGTTGTTCAATCTAAGGAACTTCGTGATCAGACAAAGGAGAAACTTCATAATACAAATCCTAATTTAGACGTTGGATTAGTTCAAGCATCATTAAATCAAATATCCAATAAGGTGGTTATAGCTACTAGACAGTCACTCAGTAGTGCCAAATCAACTAGATTAGAAAGAATGTCAGAATATGGTGATTTTGAATTGGTTTTCTTTGATGAATGTCATGTGGCAATTGGACAAATTAAAAAGATACTAGATAAACTTAATCCTAATATAAAAGTTATTGGTCTCAGTGCTACACCAATAGCCCAAGATATGAAAAAAGTTTTTCATAGATAATTCCATGAAAAGGGTTTATTGGAAATGATTAATAGTAAATATCTTTGCGAACCTAAAGCAATTTATGTGTATTCAGATGTTGATTTGTCCAATGTAAAAACAGTAGCAGGTGAATTTAACCAAAGACAACTAGAAGACGCAGTAAACACTGAAAATAGAAATGATATAATCACAGATGCTTATATTAAATATGCTTCTGATAGGAAATCAACAATTGTATTTGCATCAGGTGTTGCTCATGCAAGAGATATTTGTCAAAATTTTAAAGATAAAAATATTGTTTGTGATTATATTGATTCTACAATTGAGGACACTCAAAGAGAATTGGTGATTAGTAATTTTAAATCAGGTAAACTTCCTGTGATTGTAAATGTAGGTGTGCTAACTACGGGCTTTGATTTTGAACCAACTGACTGTATACTGATGTGTCGGCCAACAAAATCTAAAATACTCTATACTCAAATAATTGGTCGTGGACTCAGAACATCAGAAGGAAAATCTAACTGTCTAATAATTGATGTTGTCGATATTGTACGTAAACATGACTTAATGACAATGACTGATATTTTTGGTGTAGAAATTAAAGATCAAGAAACATTAACTGAAGCAATAGAACATGAAGAAAAAAATAAGGCAGAGAAATTAGAAAGAGAAGAATTAGCAAAACAAAAAGAAATTGAGAGATTAGCATTAATTGCAGAAGAGTTGAAACTATTCAAAATAAATATGAGTGAATATTTTGCTGAAAGTTATTATGATTGGTATAAATGTGATAGAGATACATTCGCACTATCTATAAACTCTGATTTACATCATGTAATTTATAAGAATCTACAAGAGAATATATTTGAACTGTACATAGTAGACACCACAAATAAAGTTAATAGAAAAGAATATGTGTCTGAAGATGATAATTTAATAAATCTTATCGAAGAAGCAGAAAAATATGCTTCAAGAAAATATTCTACATTCCTAGACAGAAAAACAAAACAGTAATATAAACCTGCAACTCAGAAACAATTAGAATGGCTAAAATCTCAATGGTGGGTGAATGGTAAGGTATTGAGAACTAAGTTTGATGTTCATACTGTTGTAAAAGCAAATAAGATTAGTTGGATATTGAAAAGAAGAAATAATATATAATATAGTATAGAAGGAGATAAATAGAATGATAAAGAAAGTATTTTTAGGAGATTTGCCAAAGAAATTAGGAGTTGGTGCTAATGCAAATAAAGAATGTATAGATTGGAATAAAAGTGTTGGATATAAAGTTAAGTTTATTTACGATGACATTGAAGACTATGTAGAAATAGTTAATCAATATAAAAAATTGGGTCAGAACTATTTAGAGATTAAATATAATGATAGAATTGTACATATAAGTGCATATGGGTTTTCTAAATGTTCCATAGGTAATGTATTAAATAAATATGTCACTAGCTATAAATATAATATCAATAGTGTAATTAATTTAAAATTTAGTGATATACAAATATTAGAACAAATTAAAATACCTCGTAAAAATGATGAGTTAAAAGGATATAAGTATAAATGTTTAAATTGTGGTAATGAAGATGTTATGAGTGAGAATCACTTAGATAGAGGCAGAGGTTGTAATGTATGTTGCGTTCCTTCAAAAAAGATTTTAATTGGATATAACGACTTATGGGCAACTCATCCTCATATAGCAAAACTACTTAAAGACACACAAGAAGGATATGAAATTACTCAAGGAAGTGATAAGTACAAAACATATATTTGTCCAGATTGTGACTATGAAAAATCTTATATTGCTCATAATTTAATTGTTTTTGGTTTTAGTTGTCCAAGGTGTGGGGATAAAATATCTTTTGGTAACAAGGTTGGATTTAGTTTGTTAGAGCAGTTAGGGGTTGATTTTATACCTGAATACAGTTTTCATGATTATAGATTTGATTTTTATTTTGAATTTAAAAATGTAAAATATAATTTAGAAATGGATGGTCGTCTTGGACATGGAAATACTAATACATTAACTAAACAATCTGCACAAGAAACAAAAGAATATGATGAAATAAGAGATCGTTTTTCAAATAAGTATGAAATAGAAGTAATAAGAATTGATTGCTTGAAAAGTAATTTAAATTTTATAAAGGAAAATATTATGCAGAGCAAATTAAAGGACTTATTCGACTTATCAATTATAGATTGGAGTAAATGTGAAGAGTATGTTAATAAAGTTCTAATTAAAACAGCTTGTGATCATTGGAATAGTGGTATAAAAAATAGCCCAAAGATAGCAAAAGTAATGGGTTTAGCTAATACTACAGTTGTTTCCTATCTTAATAGGGGCGTAGAATTAGGACTTTGTGATTATAATAAAAATAGAAGAAAGATAATTCAATTATCTAAAGACAATAGTTTTATAAAAGAATGGGATGGTATTGCACAAACTGAAAGAGAATTAGATATTAATAATATTAGTTATTGTTGCTGGAAACATAATAATGATAAAACAGCAGGTGGTTTCAAGTGGATGTACAAAGAAGATTATGATCTATTACATACTACATCTAACCCACAACCCATACAAAACTAATAAATAATTAAACTTGCATTATTACCACCAATATGCTATAATCATCTTAGAGGTAGGAGGGGTACATTTTACATATCAATAAAAATCATCCCTCCTACTATACCCTATATAGAAAAGAGGTGAAAATATAAATGGAATACATAGTCATAGATAATCTTGTGAAAGTAACTATTGGACTGTCCTTAATTGTAACCAGTGGTGTTTTATTAATTACTATATTAAAAATATGGGAGAAAGCATTTGATCTAGGTTTGCAAATGTTTAATATGAAAAAGGAATTTTTTGATTTTATTATTAAGAAGTATCGTGCTAAGAATGTAAAAATGAAGATGGAATAGCATACAAAACACAAAACTAAAATATAATTTATTATTTGCACAAATACTATATCCATGATATAATAATTACATAGAGAGGAGGTGGATATAAAAATATGTTTCATAAAAACCACATCAACAGCAACTTTGAAAATCTCCCAGAAGTAAAAGAACTAATTAAAGTATTTAAAAGCAATAACTACGCATTATGGGATTGTAGCAATAATGGCCTAAGAATGCAAAAACATTTCACAGAAATTCATTTGATTCCAGAAGATAATAGATTAAGATTATGTATTCATGATGATGGAATGGGAGAAGAAATGACAAACGTAGCATGGAATTTAGGTAAAGAAATTGTACTTAAACATGGATATAAGCAAGGTGTAAATATTCTAGATGGAAATAATGGATTTATTGAGCATGAAAGTGAATTTTATAAGGGATTGTAGATGTGATTTGTGATTATTATGGTATTTAATATATGAAAGGATGTGAGAAAGAGTTTTTAAATACATAGCAGTTTATTATGTTGAATAGTAATTGAATTTGTACGATAAGTTTTATACATAAGGAAAACTAAAAAATAATTAAAACAACTCCATATTTCAATTCTAAGCGTTTTAAATCTAATACCCTAACACTTATACTATAAATATATTCAAACATCTTAGAAGTGCCTTCTCGTGTCTTAGAATTGATTTTAATCAATTGATACATAAACATTAATAAAATAATTTAAAATAAGAAAGAGGTAAATAAAATGAAAACTATATACCTAAATGGTAAACTTATTCTCGATGAAACAAATACATCAAAAATGAATTACATAATCAAAGATTCAATAACAAATGTGGAAACATCAATAACCAATATTCTAGAAGAAATATTTAATAGAGATGTATCAGTTAGTAAATTAATAAGAGTAATTGGCAGAGTATATGATAGCCAAATTTCATTTAATGGTATGGGTAATTTACATATGTGCAGAGATAAATCACATAATATTGAAGGATATTGTATTGGAAGGATGCAGTTAGAAAATCGTTTATTTGAAAATATTGGGGAGGACTTGGAATTCTTATTGGAAGATTACACTAGTTTTGAAATTGTGGAGGAATTAATGGGTAATGACAAAGCAAAAAGTATTTCATAAGGAGGCAGAGGATAATAATGATTTAGATTATATTAGTGAAAACTGTAATAATTGTAAAGAAGAATTAATTAGAGTTGAAGATATTTTTGTTGGAGAAAATAATAATTATTATTGTGAAGATTGTGCTAAGTATAATAATATTAGGGTAGTGGAATGTAAGGAAATATATTAGAAAGGAATATAATAATGAAATTTATTTACTATATAATACATACTTTTACAGGTTGTGATAATAAAGATTTAGATTGGTTTAAAACTCATAAGGGAACTTGTAGGAAGTGTGGTAGAGTTTATTTTGGTTGGAATAGTTAGAAGTAATAAATTGAAAGGGGTTAATGATGGAAAATAAAGTAATAAATTCCGCAGAGAGAGAGAGAGAGTAAAGGTAAATATAATATAATTTATGCAGATCCACCTTGGAGCTATAAAGACAAAGCACTTGCGGGCAATAGGGGGCAGGTTGCAAATATGATGTAATGGATTCTAAAGATATTGTAAATCTGCCTATAAAAGAATTGTCAGCAGATGATTGTGTTTTGTTTATGTGGGTGACAATGCCAAAACTTAATGAATGTTTTGATGTAATTAAAGCATGGGGATTTGAATATAAGACTTGTGCATTTACGTGGGTAAAGAAAAATAAAAAAGCTGATAGTTGGTTTTGGGGAATGGGTAGATGGACTAGGGCAAATGCTGAAATTTGTTTATTGGCAACAAGAGGTAAACCAAAAAGAATGTCGGCTAGTGTTCATTCAGTAATAGATGAAAGGATAGAGCAACATAGTAAGAAGCCAGATATTGTGAGAGATAAGATAATTGAATTATGTGGAGATTTACCAAGAGTGGAATTGTTCGCTAGACAAAAGGCAGAAGGATGGTCTTCATGGGGAAATGAAATTGAATCAGATATACATATATAACAGTTTGTAATAAATAATAAAGGAGTGTAACAATCGATGGTGGAAGATATGGTAAATCAAATTTTCGGAAGGTTAACTGTGTTACAAAGAGTTGAAAATAAAATATATAAAAATTCACAACACTCACAATGGTTATGTGAATGTTCTTGTGATAATAAAACTCAAATAAAAGTTACTAGAGATAGTTTAAAATCTAGTAATACAAAATCATGTGGTTGTTTACAAACAGAAATTCAGAGAGAACGTGCAATTAATCGCAATACTACACATGGGTATGGAAATTCACGAATATATAAGACCTTAAAAAATATGAAAAGAAGGTGCTATAATCCTAAATGTGAAGCATATAAAGATTATGGAGGAAGAGGAATAATTGTTTGTGAAGAATGGTTGAACAACATTGAATCATTTTATAACTGGGCAATAAGTAATGGCTACGATGATAATCTCACAATTGAAAGAATTGATGTAAATGGTAATTATAGTCCAGAAAATTGTTGTTGGATACCGCAATCTAAACAAAACCTCAATCGTCGCAATAGTATAAATATCACTATTGATAATATTACAAAAAATTTAGTTGATTGGGCAAAAGAGTTTAATATAAATCAAAATACTATCAAGGGGAGATACCAACAAGGAGTCCCAATAGAAGATTTATTTAAACCAATTAATAAAAGTAAAAGCCGAATAAAGACGAATATTTGTCAAACAGACGCTGTATTGGAAGTGGTTTAGTTTGAGATACATGGGTGGTAAGTCGAAATTGTCTGGTCGAATATCAAGTTATATTAATAATATCATAGAGGAGGAATTAATATCCAATATTTCGGAGGCAAGAACCGTATCAGTAAATACATATCAGAGTTCATTAATTGCCACACACACACACACACACACACACACACACACTATGTAGAACCTTTTTGTGGATCTGTAAATGTAGCATCTAAGGTACATATTAAAAATAAAATATTAAATGACAAGAATCCATATTTAATAGCAATGTTTAAAGAGTTACAAAAAGGATGGACACCACCTACTATTGTATCCGAAGAAGATTATGCGAATACTAAAAAGAATCAAGATAAAGAACCACATGTAGCAGGATTTATTGGATTTGCGTGTAGTTTTGCAGGTAAGTATTGGGGAGGATATGCGAGAGATTCTAAAGGAGGTGGTGGAAATGGTAACTATGCATTAAGAGGCCATAATAGTATTTTAAAGAAGATGGAAGGATTAAAAGATGCACAATTTACATGTAGGGATTTTAAAGATTTAGATTATGAAAATTGTTTAATATACTGTGATCCTCCATATAAAGGGACTACGCCTTATTATAAGAAGATACTTGGAGAATTTCCATATGATGATTTTATAGAATGGGTTAAATCACAAAGTAAAAAGAATACGGTTTTAATTAGTGAATATAAACATAATGTGCCAGAAGATGCTTACATATTGTTAGAAATACCTTCTAAAACAAGTATAAGAGATAAAAGTGGGAATGTAATAAATACTGTAGAAGTTTTGTATACATATAATAAAGAAATAAATATTAATATGAATGATGTAGTAAATTTGTAATACTACAAAAGGTGAGTTTTAAGGGATAATATAGTTTGAAAAACGTAGTATATAAGAGCATATGGAAGTATGAGTGAGATAATTATTAAGGTTTGCTACCAAATAGCAAGAAGGAGAAATAATATGATTGATAAAAACTTTATAATTACAGAACTAGACTTAGATGAATTAGAAGTTGACTTACAAGAAAGAATAGAAGAATTTATTGAAGAAAAGTTAGGAGTATTAGCATCCAGACAAACAGAAGTATCAGTTGAGTATCAAGAATATATGGATGAAGGTATGAGATGTTTTAAGGATGAAATGAGATGTGAATTGTTTGTAGAGGTTAAGTTTAATCAGTATAAATATACACTTAAACCAGAGTATGGTGAACAAATAGAGAGCATTGGTGCTGTATTTGAGTATAAAGGGCAGAAACCATTCTATATTGATGGTAAATTTGTAAGTAGAAGTGTATTTGAGTGGACACAAGGTATGGTTAGTCAAAAGAGTGATGTAATTTATGGAGTAAAGAAGAATGAATTGTATGATATGATTCAGGATTTGATTATGGATTGTTAGGATTTAGTAGGATAAATAATAAGTAGGGAGTGTAAAAACTCCCTAACCTTAAATTAATAAATAATTATTATAATAATAAAATAAATAGGAGGAAATAATAATTGGGAGTAAAATTACAGTCTACAGATATATATAAACAGAAAGTTTTTGCAAAGCGTGGTGATAAGGTTGAGATATTGAGTGAATATCTAGGAGGTACAGAACCAATAGATTTTGTTTATCATTGTGAAAAACATGGCGATACATATAAGACTTTAAATGCTAAGAATGTATTAGCAAGTTGTTTTCAACCTTGTAAACAATGTGATATTGAATTGAAAAGTTCGAAGGGCAAAAGTAAAAACATGAATAAAGATTATCAATATAATAGACTAAAACAATTTTGTGAATCTAAAGGAGGTAAATTAATAAGTACAGTATGGACTATTGCTAAAGATACATATGAAATTCATTGCGGAAATCCTGAACATCCGAATTTCTTTAGCAATGCAGACGGAGTATTGAATAGTGCAGAAAATTGGTGTCCGTATTGCTGTGGTAGAAAAGGTAACTTTGAGAAAGAAATAACAGATATCATAAATAGTAAAAATGGCATATTGCTTACTCCTTATAAATTATCTACAGAACATGTATCTATTAAATGTAATATACATAATTATATTTGGCCTATGATGCCATTGAACATAAAGAAAGGTAGGTGGTGTCCGGTATGTAATTTGCCATATTCAGAAAAAGTTCCTTATGACTATCTTGTAGATAATTATCCGAGTTACAATATTAGAGTACAATATACTTTTGATGATTTGATGGGAGAAAACGGAGAACATTTAAAATATGATTTAGGAATATTAGATGATACTGATAAATTGTTAGGCATAGTAGAAATAGATGACGATGAACATAGATACAATCATACACAACCAAGAAGAGTAAAAGCAAGAGAAAGAGATAAAACAAAGGATAAATATTGTAAAGATAACAATATACCATTGTTTAGACTTGAATATTATAATGGTAGGAAAATGTTCAAAGATCGTGACTGGTACTATAATTACATACATAAAAATTTGAATGAGTTCCTTAATTCTATAATTAATAAATAATTTATTAAAAAGGAGAGTGGAAAATATTAGTTTAAATAAACAAATACATATTTATAGTGTCGATACGAGTTGTTTTTATAATAAAAGAGAAATGAAGATACATAATAAATTAAACGAATTATATAGGTATAGAAATGAATTAAATTTATTAAAAACAAAATTTAAAGACAATGATATTGAAGCAAAAGAATTAGATGAATATATTGCTGATATAAATAGATCAATTAAATACAATAAAGAAGGAATATATTCTATTTTTAGTAAACATAAAGGAATTAGAAAGTTAAATACTAATTCCTTTAATGAAAAAAATATAATCTCAGTATTTGATTCTGTGCTAACTAGAACTATACAAATACCAGAAAATAATTTATCAACCGATTTTATAATTGTTCAAACATATTTTTTTGATGTGATTGAGGATATAATCCTTGATGGGTTCATGTATAAAAAAGATAAATATGTTTGTCTTACAGCTAGTGCAGGACAAATACGAACCAAAAAGACAGTTTTTGTTAGAGAAAGGGTTTTAAATAAATATCAGAATACCCTTATGTGTGGATTAAATATTAATAAGATTAATGAATTTGGTGGAGTAAATATTAATAAATATTTAGCGTACTTAGCTCTAAGCAATAGTGCAACAGATGCTTGGGAAGATTTTGATATTACTAAATCAATAGTTGTTGAAGATTTTGAAACCAACATTAGCGGTTTAGTAGATATAATTAATGATAAAACATATACAATAGTAAGAGATGTAATAGCCGTACCAGTTACTCATACTGATGGGTGTGGAATTTGTTTACCAAAAGTAAGTAAGAAGAACATGATGGTCAGATTGCCGTGGATAAAAGGGTTAATTTCTCCATTTTCTTATGATATTTTTATAAAAGAAGCAAATAAATTAAATCCAGAGAAAAATCATGGAATTGTAAAAGATATTTACAATAAAGAACATGATATTATAAAAGAAGGGATAGAAATTATCTTTACAAAAAGTCAATTTAAGATGTGGAAATATTATAAGAGTTGGGAAGATTATATACATTATTATAATTTATATAATTGTCAAGCAGGAAAATGTAATGAGGAGGAAGACGAATTTTCAGATGCAAAAATAAATTACCAAATGTTACAAACTCTTATTGATATGTCTGATGAGGAATTAAAAACTTTAAGTGTAAAAACAATATATAATATACGTAATATTGGTAAGGATAGAAAAACAATGCTCAAGGTGTTAGGAGTAAAAAAATCTAATTTAAAGAAAAACTATTTCCAACAAGCTTTAGATGTTTATCCCGAATTATTAAATGATACATATAGCAAACAAATTTTGAGAGAAACTAAAAAGAGTATGGTTAAAGAGGCCAGAGCAGGGAAACTTGAGTTGATGTCTTCATATACATTTATTATTCCTGATTTATATGCTTTTTGTGAGAATTTATTTTTAGGAGAGAAGAAGCCAAGAGGTTTGCTAAGAGATGGAGAAGTACATTGTAAAATATATAAGGGGACAGATAAATTAGATTGTTTGAGAAGTCCACATTTATTCAGGGAACATGCTGTACGAAATAATGTGATAGATGAAGCAAAAAACAAATGGTTTATCACAAATGGTTTATATACTAGTTGTCATGATTTAATCAGTAAAATTTTACAATTTGATGTAGATGGGGATAAAAGTCTTGTCGTAGCGGATAATAATTTAGTTGAGATATCTGAAAGAAACATGGAAGGTATAGTTCCTTTGTATTATAAGATGAAAAAAGCAGAAGCAGAATTAATAACAAATGAAAGTATATATAATGGTTTAAAAACTGCTTATACAGGTGGAAATATTGGAATGAAAAGTAATGATGTCACAAAAATATGGAATAGTGAAAATGTCAATTCTGATGCCATAGAAGCAATTAAATTATTGTGTATGGAAAATAACTTTACAATAGATTATGCAAAAACTTTGTATAAACCAAACAGACCGAAAAACAAAAAAGAATTAATAACCAAATACACAAAGTCAAAAACACCACATTTTTTTATTTATGCTAAAGACAAAATAAAGGATAAAGTTGAGAAAAAGAACAATAGTGTTGTGAATAGATTGGAAAAAATAATACCAAATCCAAATATTAAATTTTCTTCAACTAATATTGGGAAATTTAATTATAAGATGCTTTTAAAGAATAGGAGTATTGAATTAGATAAAACGATAATAGACAAATATATTGAATTAGATTTGAAAAAGCATTTTATAATTAATAAAAATGGTAATGATGGGAAGATTGGAAATATTTTATATTTGTATAAACTTATCAGATATGAAATTTTAAAAATTAATGATGATATTGATTATGTTACAGATGTTCTTGTAGAATATTTATACAAGCACAAGGAATCTAATTATAAAACAACGCTATGGGAGTGTTTTGGAGACATTATAGTTAATAATTTGAAAAACAATATCGGTCATACGATTATTTGTGACATTTGTGGAAAAAGAATACGTCCATCTAATCTAACTCATAAATATTGCAAGGAATGTGCAAAGGAAATTCATCAAGAACAAGAAAAGAATAATGCTAAATTGAGAATGAGGAAGATGAGAGAGAAAAATGTTACGCAAACGGAAAATCTCTAAACTCCTTGGTACAAGCGGATTACAGCGATTATGAAAAACTTTATAAAACTAAATAAGTACCTCAAACCCGCCTGTGCCAACGGTTTGATGGGTTTTTTCAATAAATGTCTATAAAGGAAATGGTCTGATATACAAAGTTAAGAGATGTCGTACCCTAATCAACGTTTTATAAGATGTGGTCGATCATCTTATATAATGTAACAAACAAAAACAAAAACAACAAATAAACTCCAAACTAAAAGGAGCATCAATAACAAAACATTGGAAAAAATCACAAAACAAGAAGCACAGTACCTAATCTCTAAAAACATCATTAAGCAAACACACGGCAACTATGGAGATAATCTAGTAGTAATAGGAAAATTCAGTAGCGGTAGACGTAAGCAACGCTATATTACAGATCCATACTATAATTATTTGCTCAGATTAAAGTTAAATGATAAAAATAAACAGACTATTAATGATGTAAAAGATAATCAGAAGTATTTGTTTATGGATGATATGGATAGTATCTCATGATAAATCACAGTAAAATAAATAGTAGAGGATTGGTTTATATTGCCCGATAAACCATATATAAATTCAAAAGTATTTGTTGATACTAACGTCTTGTTAAAACCAAGTTTTCACCCAGATAATTATCTTCAAGTGGCAACAAGTATAACTACAATTGAAGAAATTGATAATCTCAAAACTAAACCTGATATTGGTTATTATGCTAGAGATGCAACAAAGAAAATTAAAAATGCTACAAATGTAGATGTTGTATTAGATTATGATTTCTCGTTTGAAAATAGATTTCTGCAAAATAAGAATGATAACTGGATATTAGGTTTTGCTTACCAAGTATGGAAAAATGATAATGAATTTGTATTTCTTACAGATGATTTTTGTTTGTACATTAAGGCAAAAGCATTTAATATTCCATGTGATTTGTTTGAGTTTAAGGAAATTGAAGATGATTATTATAAAGGATATAGAGAAGTAATATTATCAGACAATGAATTAGCTTTATTCTATGAAAATCCATCTAATTGTTTTGATTTATTAAATAATGAATATCTCATTATAAAAAATGAAGATGGTGAAATAATTGATAAACAAAGATGGAATGGAACTGAGTTTTTTGATTTAGTTGATATTACAATTATGCCTAAAATTCCATTCTCTTATAAAAGTAAGAAACCTAAATATGAAAAGTTTGAAAAACAACCTGATTCTTTTTCTTTTACTGGAAAATTGAAACCTAGAAATTTACAACAAGAAATAGCTTTAGATTTATTTCAGAATAAACTAATTACCTGTAAGGCAATTTTCGGAAAATATGGTTCAGGCAAAGACCTGATTATGGCTACCAATGCTATTTCTATGGTAAAACAGGGGATTTTTGATAAAATAGTATTTGTGAGAAATATGTATGAAGTTTCCAATACAAAATCAATCGGATATCTTAAAGGTTCTGAATTTGAGAAAATGTTGCCATATGTCATGCCCTTAGCAGATCATGTTGGAGGAATAGAAGGTTTAATCAAACTAATTGATGAAGGAATAATTGAACTTCAACAATTAGCAACTATTAGAGGAAGAGATTTAAAACGTAGTCTAGTGTATGTTACAGAAGGTGAAAATCTTACCAAACAACATATACAATTACTTCTTGGTAGACTTGCAGAAGGTTCTGCATTATGGATTAATGGGGATTTTAAACAAGTTGATGATACTTTATTTGAGAGAAATTCAGGATTAAAGAAAATGATAAATAGTTTAAAAGGCAATGAATTGTTTGGATGTATAGAATTATGCACCACAGAGAGAAGTAAAACTGCGCAATTAGCAGATTTGTTAGATTAATAAATAATAATATCACAGATACTCCTTCAGACTGTTTCTCTGTGTGGAGTTGGGAATAGTATGTTTCACTATTTTCTCTTTTATATTAATTCAAGGAGGGAAGATTATTTAATGGATTTTGGTTAGCGGAAATTAAACAATACTTAAAATATAATATAAACAATACTTAAAATATAATATAAACAATAATAAAAACACAGGTCTGGCATCAAAGATGTGCAGATACTATTAAAAAAATAAAAGGGGATAATAATTTTGAATAAAATGGAATTAATTTCGGCAGTAGCAATTAAGGGTGAAATGTCCAAAAAGGCAGCAGAGCAAGCAATTGTAGCAGTATTTGAAGTAATTGAGGAAACTCTTGCACGAGGAGAAAAAGTATCATTGGTGAATTTCGGAACATTTGAAGTAAAAGATCGAGCACAACGACAAGGAAGAAATCCTAAAACTCAAGAAGTTATTACTATTCCTGCAACAAAATCTCCAGCATTTAAGGCAGGTAAAGGTTTGAAGGATAAAATCAAGGGAATCTAAAAATAATCAATTTTGTGCTACTACAGTAAGTCCTTATATTTAATAGATATCTTTAAATAAAGGCAAAAGTAGCACACTCACAATAAAGTCGGAATGGAGACTTTAAACCCATCTCCATAAGTCGGGATGAAGACCTAAAACTCATCTTAGTAAAAATAAAATAAAAAGGTGGCAAACAAATATATGTCAGTAAAAACAGAAAAAGTAGAGAGTGTTAAATTTAGTGCAAAAGGAATTCTAACAATCGTCAATACAACTGGTTTCTCTATAGAAGATGAGAAAACAGGAGAAGTCGAAATATTGTCTATGGATGACATTAAAACATTAATTGGTAAATCTGTAACAATTGCATTTGCAAATAAAGAAAGTATTGAAGAAGATTAGTTTCTAATAGATATTAATTTCTTTATAATAAATATTACAGAGTAAGATAAAAAGTGTTATGACTAGAAGGTTTTGATGCCTAATTATATTAATTAATAATAACATAATCCATCTCACTTGACTACTATCTAACTTAAAGAAATGGTGGGACATCGTTACCTTTAGGATTGAGAGTCGAGTTTTATAAAAATAGCATAATGGATTTTATGATAAGAGATGGAATTTTGTTTAATATTATTATTAATTTTATGAAGGAATTGTAGAAGATTTATCTTCCTCGAATTATAACTAATTCGGTTTCAAGTGCAATTTCTTCATAATAAAAAATAATCTATCAAACAAATAAATACAAATTGAAAGAAGGAAATAATAAATGTCTAATTCACAAAACACTAATACATCAATCTCACTAAAGGAATCATTTAGAATCCTAAATATCCTTGATCAACATACATCTTCTCTTCTATCTTATATTTCAAACAAATCAAATTCATTAAAAGTGGAAGAAATCCATTTAAAGTCAAAGGTAACAGAAAATCCAGATGAAACAATCGACCAAACTACAGAACGTCAATACAATTGTTCTGTAACTGATATTTCATTTCTAATTTCTCAATTAATAGATGAGAAACTTGTCTTATCCCTCGCTATAGAAAAAGCTAAAAAGAATCTATTTCTTGATTGGAAAGAAAATGGTGAGAACTTAATAACATTAGATACTGGAATTTTATATGCTAAAAAGAGTAGAGAATTATCCAATAGTCTTAAATATTTATTGGATTTAAAACCATCGGAAGCAAAGTCATTTGGGAAAGACTATATTTTCAATATGGAGAAAAATCAGGTTGAATATAAATATCCAATTGAGAAAAAGACATCTTTAGATTTTGATAGAAATGAGATTAATTCTTTATACAAGCAACTTTTAAATCGCTCAAATACTTTATCAACTCAGATAGAGGGAGCAATGTTAAAAGAAATCGTAGAGTTTGCACCTATTTATGACATATTATCATCTACATCGGAAATTGTTGAAGAATATTTATCTAATAATTAATATTTATTTAACAATAATTAACTATGACAATAATAAGGGGATTACCTAACCACAGTCTCCTTATTAAAACAAACTAACCAGAAGCAAAGCAAGATATAGACTATTTATCCAAACATCTGAAATTAGATGTTAAATCTTATTTCAAAATTAAAGCTAAAATAATGCAAGATTGTGTAGATTTACTTTACATAACTGGAAACATGAAGAACAAGCAAGTTTTACTTTGATAGTAAAATAATAAATCGCTAATCATTTTCGTAAAACGTAAAATCATTATTCACAAATTCGATATGACATTATTCATTATAAAGCAAATACGATAATCGTTTCGCTAATCACTCTATGAATAAATTTTAGGATTAAATTCTAAAGAACAAATAATAAAGAAATTATAGTATTTTAAAAATACTCTCTTAGAAATAAGAGGATAGTGATTTTAATAATAAATACAACTCAATTACTCATAAAATAGTCCTATTTTGCTTGCTTTTTGGTTAGATATATTTTCAATTAATGGATACATTGAAGAAATACGAAAAGTTATGACTCAATGTTGAAATAGTAGGAGAACTACTAAAAGTTATTTTCCTGCAAGAATTCAAATAAGGCAACTGCAATAACACATAGTGGTTGCCTTCATACATTACGACAAACAGGGAGCAAATGACCGTCTCCCTTACATATCAATATGGAAGTAGTTTCGTAAACTGACTTCATCGAGGCACATGGTAAATATCCTCTAATAATACTGATTAGTCCTTTATGGACTTCACGTTGACTACGTGGTAACTGATTTGGCATTACGCCAGTGGTTTGCTCATTTATCCATTTAAAAAATGAGTATATTATACTAAATAGGTTTTGCCGTATAACCTAGATAAAAACGGCATTAACAATCAAAGAAAAACTGTATTTTATTGGAGGAGTCGATATTCTCTTACTGTAGAGTCGATGAAATTTAAAAAGGAGATGGTTAGATTATTGTTAAATACTAAAAATAACATTGGCATAATTAAAGTTGATGATAATCACAAAAATATTGTTTATGAAATCAAAGATAATGGATGTCATGAAATAATAAGTCATGCTTCAAGTGGCAATAGTGGATATTTCAAAATTAAAATCAATGGTAAGGCGTATGATATACATAGATGGTATTATATTAAAATACATCCTGAAATTGATATGACAAATTTGGATGTCAGACATAAATGTGATAATAGACAATGTATTAATCCAGATCATTTAGAACATGGTACTAGAAAAGAAAATGTTAATGATATGTTGATAAGAAATAGACAATATTCCGAGTTGTCTGAACAAGAAGTTTTTGACATTATTAATAAATATAACACAGGAATTTATAATTATGCTGATTTATCTAAAATTTATGGAGTAGTAAGTAACACAATCAGACATATTTGTATGGGGAAAACTTGGAAGCATTTAACAGGAATTAAATTGGATGATTATCAATCAATACATAATAAATCAGAAAAACAATCTGACGAAAAATATATTTATTGGGATAAGATTAATTATAGATGGAGGGTAGTTATCTTAGTGAATGGAAATAAAATAAATATAGGACGATTTAAAGATTTGAGAGAAGCAATTACAGAAAGAGATAAAGGTTTGCTTAGATATAACAATATCATATTATAATTTATTCTCTACAAGGAGGATTAAACAATAATAAAATGAAAGAAACTAATATTATAGATTCAATTAATGAAGATACATTATGCCCTGTATGCTTCAAAAATAGGTTCTGGTTAAAGTTTTATTGTGGTAAGACAATATTATGGTGTGCTGATTGTGGTTATTTTATAATAATTTGATTTACAATATATAAATAATATTTTATAAATAACTATGAGGAGGAATATAATGCTAGAAATAAATCAAGTATATAATTCTGATTGCATTAAAGAAAATGGCATGTGTTTGATAGATGATAAGAGTATTGACTTAATCCTCTGTGACCTACCATATGGAACAACTGCAAGAAATAAATGGGATCATATTATTCCTCCTGATAAATTGTGGGAGCAATATGAGAGAATAATTAAAGATAATGGAGCAATAGCTCTAACAGCACAAACTCCATTTGATAAGGTGTTAGGTGTTAGTAATTTAAAATTACTCAGATATGAATGGATTTGGGAAAAAACATCTGCAACAGGACATCTTAATGCTAAGAAAATGCCAATGAAAGCTCATGAAAATATTTTAGTATTCTATAAGAAACTTCCTACATATAATCCACAGAAGACATTTGGGCATGAAAGAAAAGTAAGTAAAGCAGAACATAAAGTTAATTGTGTAATGACATCAAATTATAATGAACATGGATTGACTACTTATGATAGTACAGAGAGATATCCTAGAAGTGTTTTGCTGTTTCCAACTGATAAGCAAAAAGAGGCAATTCACCCGACACAAAAACCTATAGCATTATTTGAATATCTAATAAAAACTTATACAAATGAAAATGATTTAGTATTAGATAATTGCATGGGGTCATTTACAACTGCTGTAGCATGTGAAAATATTAATAGAAATTACATAGGGTTTGAGAATGACGAAAAGTATTATGAGTTAGGAATGAAGAGGTTAGAGGAATTACATAAATTAAACTAATAAATAATTATTTGCATTATTATACTAAGTATGATATTATTAGGTAAATAAATAATATGATTAAAGGAGTTGATAATTATGCCTGAAGAAAATATGAAATATATTTATAACGTAGATCAAGCCAATTACTATATTTCTGAAGGTTGTAGAGTTCTAGGTACTGGTAGACACCATCAAACAAAGAATGTATTTTTTATGTTTAATCATAATGATACACAAATCGCATATGAAAAATGGTGTAAAAAATGTCAAGAATATAAATTGCAAAAGGTTTGTAAATAAATATTACAATAATTAAATAAGAATTCAAGCAAACACTTGGTTAAGTTAAACTAAGTGTTTATTTTGTTGTGCCAATATAGGATTAAGGATGGTAAAATATATGAAAAAGAAACTAAGAGTAAGTGATGTTGTAACAGGAGAACAAATAAAAATATGGGACTTAGGGGACATTATAACAATAAAAGCAGGTACAGGTGTAGGGAAAAGTTGGTTAATCAAGAACACGCTTTATAATATTGCAAAAGCTGAAAACAAGAAAATATTAATGCTTTTACATAGAAGTAATTGCACAGAACAATTTATTAACGAAATATCAAGAGATAATAAATCAGATGTAATAGATATAAAAACATATCAAAAATTAGAATACAAAGAACTGAAGCAATATTTCAATGATTTAAGTGAATACAAATACATTGTCTGTGATGAATTTCATTATTTTATGAGTGACGCATCTTTTTCAAAAACAACAGATATGTCATTTGATTTGATATTAAGCCAATCATCAGCAATAAAGATATTTATGAGTGCTACTGGTGATCAAATGAAAAGATTTATCAATGAAAACAAGGGAATAGAAACAATAGATTATGAATTACCAATTGACTTTGATTTCATTGAGGATTTATTTTTCTTCCATAATGATGAGACATTTGATATGTTTATGGACGAAATAATTACAAGAAACGAGAAAGCAATATTATTTATTCAGTCTGCAAAGAAAGCATACGAATTAGTTAAGAAATATAAAGATTATTGTTTATTTAATTGTAGCAAACATAATAGTGATTATTATAAATATGTGGATAAAACAAAAATTAAGGAAATGTTAAAGAGTGAAAAATTTGAGGAATTAATACTTATTACAACGACATGTATGGATGCAGGGGTTAACTTGGTTGATAAGGAAATACTACATGTCATATGTGAGGTAGAGGATACAGGAGTTTTAATTCAGTGCATGGGTAGAAAACGGATACAAGATGAAGATGATAAAATTCATTTGTATATTAAAGTCATTAGCAATAATTCTTTAGGAGGAAAAGAAACTCAATTAAAGAAAAAGATACATATGGCTAATTTTCTGAAAGAACATACAGTTAAAGAATTTATAGAAGAATTTCCAAGACAATATGATTATTCTAATATGGTTTATGACAATGTTGTATCAGAAAATAATAAAGGGACAAAGAAAATAAATGAGTTAATGTTTTTCAAATGCGAAGAGGATTTATCTGAAATATTAACTATAAAAGGATATGGAAAATATGGTTATTGTAAATATATTCAATCTATATTTGGAGTTGAATTTTACAATATGATTGAAGAACAAAGTGCAATTGACGAGTTAGAGAAATATTTAGAAAGTATTATAGGGAAAAAATTATACAAAGAAGAACAAAAAGAATTAATTGAGAAAATTGATTTAAAAGTGAACAGAAGACTACAAAAAAGTTATGATAAATTAAATGATGGGTTAAAAATGATTGAATTAAATTATATAATATTACCAAAGAAAAGTAATAATAAGAGATATTGGATTGTTGAAAAAATAGATTTATAATATTTTAGGGACAAAATTGTTGCAACCCTTCTTTAAGAGGCTTGCACCATAATTGTCCCTAAAATAAAAAATAAATTAAATAATGTCTTCCCGACTAGGGACAAATTTAAAAATGATAAATTATAATAGAACGAAACGAAGTAAGGTCTTGTAACGCTTTGTCGCGTTACGCTTGCATAATTTCTAGCTATCGCGTCGAAATTCTGGAAATATTCTTTAATCTAATTTTTCTTTTTGTATGTAATAAAAATAAATATATAGGGTGGTATTAATAACACATTGGATAGTAAATTGATTGACATCTGTTACCAGAAATATAATAAGAAAATATCTGATTCATGGGATTATTTGGCAAAAACTTGGAATTATACCAGTGGAGAAGCTTTAAGGAGCAAATTCAAGAAATATCGCAAAGCAAATGGAATATTAAAAGCAAAAGATATTATTAATAGTGTAATTATTGGTAATGGTGATAGAGAATTAATTACTCCTGCTCCTGCTCCTATTAATAATTATAAAGAATCTGTAGAAATTAAAAGTGATAACTCTCAAATTTCTGATAAATTATTAGAAATGAGTCTTGCAGAATCTAAAGATGTTGATTTTGTTTTAAAATCACATGGTTATGATTGTAACTTATTCGAGTTGGTAAGTGCTAAGAACAGTATGTGGAATATGAATACTAAGGCAGATGGGATAAAGACTCTTTATGCTAGTAAAATTGCTGTAAAGCCTAAAACAGAATATCAATGGAATGAAGCAGATGCAAAAAAGATTTTTACTAAATTAAAAACATATACAAGAAATAAATCTAGTATTAAACCATTGTAATATAAACAAAATGGAAAATTACTTATTATTCCTATTTGCGACTTCCGCTTAAATCTATTATCAGACAAATTATCAACAGGAAATGAATATAATATGCAAATTGCAGAAGATATATTCTTTCAGGTAATTAATGATGTAATTGATAGAGTTGAAGAAAAAACTTTTGAGAAGATTTTATTTGTAGTTGGAAACGATTTTATTACGGCAGATAACACAAATGGAACCACAACTCGTTTCACACCACAAGAAACAGCGGAATCATGGTTTAAAGCAGTCCATAAGGCTACAGAATTAATTAATGGAGTTCATCTAATAAAAAATGGTATGTAAATAAAGGTTATGTTTATACTAAAATGAGTGATGAGTTCGAAGTGAAAGTAGATGATTTATCTAATGGTTCTCATGTATTAGTTGAAGTGAGATGTGATGGTTGTATGGGGTATAGATACTTTTGGTAAAGATTTTCTTGATAAATATTGGGATTATAATAAAAACACAGTTAATCCTTGGGAGATATCAAGATGTGCAAACAAACCAAAAGTATGGATTAAGTGCCAAGAAAAAGATTATCATGGAAGTTATCCAATAATTTGTAATGGGTTTATAAATAAAGTTAGATGCCCTTATTGCCATAGTAGAGGTAGTGTACATAAGATACATAAATTAGATAGTTTAGGATCATTATTTTTAAAATCTGCTGCAGTTTGGTCTAATAAAAATGAAAAAACACCTTTTGAATATTCCCCTTTTAGCATTAAAGAAGTTTGGTGGAAGTGTCCTGATGGTAAACACGAAGATTATAAAAGAAAAATATCTGACTCAAATACTTACAAATTTAGATGTCCTGAATGTCAATATTCTAAAGGAGAAGATAGAATAGGAATACATTTAATAAATAATAATTGGAAGAAAATCATACAAGAAGAGTATGAAAAATTATTAAAAATAAATGAAGATAATTATTATATTCCACAAAAAACTTTTAATAGATTATTAGGTTTAGGAGGAAAATTATTATCTTATGATTTTTATATCCCTAAATTAAATTTACTTATAGAATATCAAGGAGACCAGCATGAAAAACCTATAGATTTCAAAGGTAAAGGTAAAAAATATGCAGAGGAACAATTTGAAATTCAAAAAGAACATGACAAAAGAAAGAAAGAATATGCATTGCAAAACGGATATAATTTTCTAGAAATTTGGTATTGGGAATTTGATAATATTGAAGAGATTATAAATAATTATATTAATGTATAATAAAATTAAAACCGAAAGATTTATGAGGTATACTTAAATGAGTTTTCAGAAAATAAAATTTGAAAAAATTATTAACAATAGTGAAGTACAACATTTGATAAATGGGAAATATGTTGATAAAGAAACTTATGAATCTTTACTAAATGACGACACCTTATATGTCATGCCTCCATTACCTAAAATGAATGGTTCTCCTGAAAATAGTAATCCACCCAAACCAAGCAATGTCACTAATATTAATAAATATAATTCTAGTGATTCAGAATATGAATCTAATGAAGAATGTGATTGCCCTCAATGTCAAGAATTGTTAGATATAATTTATACCATTAGAGAAATGGATAATTATGAAGCAAAGGAATTATTAACTAATTACATAGACGCGATAAAAACAAAAACTGGTTTAGAAACATCTACTGAAATATATAGTCAACTTGGTAATGGAATGATTAAGGTTTCTGCTCAGTTAGATGTGCAATTAGATAATTTTATGAGTCAATTTGATGTTGTTGAAGAAGAGTAGTTAGAGTTTATTGAATTAATTTATGTTAACTTTATAATAATAAAAATAAATAATAAAGGCAGGAATATTAACTATGCAAATTAATAAACAAAAATATACATTATCTCAAGTTGAAGAAATTATCGACAACCACTTAGACTCTGAACAAAATTTAATGTTTATTTGTGACTTCTCAGTAGCACATTATATTTATGATTATATCCATAATGACTATGGAATAGATGCTGAGTGTATGGAATTGTCAAGTAATGTTGATGAATATTATGTAAGTTTACAATTTTATAAAGATGAAGAAATTGGTTTCTTTTGTGAATTTGCTAGATGTAATGATGGAACTTATAAATATGACGAAGTTGATAATATAGATTACTACGTGATGTCAAATATGTCGTTCGGAGATGTTAGGGAATTCTTAGCAGGTAAGGGAAGAGTAATATTTTGTGAGTTTGATGATGAGAGTAATGTGGAAGAATTGGTTACTGAGGATGAATCATATCTCTGTAAGTGTTGTTCTTGCGATAATGATGATTGTGATGAGTATAATTGTACATGTGGTAAACCTGATTGTTGTGATAATGAGTTATTAGAAGATGAGAATTGTGTTCCTTGTCCTTGCGTCTCATGTAAATCTGCTAGAGGTGAATTTACTCCAGAGGAAGAATATGAAATTGGATTAGTAGAACATTATGCTCAGTATATTGAAAATAGTGAGTGTGAGTGCGGATCGCAATTAAGGAATATTCTTTATAGTATGTTACAGGAATGTATGTCTATGGGGTATGAAAATGCTAAGGATGAGATGAGGGAGTTTTTAAAGGATTAGATAATATAAAATCTAAGTTTTAAATGGGAGGGAATTATTATTAATGAATAAAATGACTAAGAATATTATAGATGGAATAATTGGTGATATTACCATGAGAAGTGGTCTTGGCGATGTGTGGGATCAAATAGACGAAGGAACAAAAATAGATATTACAAAAGAATGGGAAAGAATTATTACAAAAGAATTGAAATTTTATGGATTGATTTAATGTTTTGGTAATTTAATATTTATTTTGCTATAGATAGTACTCCTAGCTTTTAGTTAGGAGTATTTTTGTGTAACAAAATAAGTTATACAAATAAGGTAGTGTCTTACCACTAAAATATTGGGTCATGTCCTACCATGAGAAGGAGAAATATATGATAACTAAGGAACTATTAAACAAAAATAGAGTATTAACCATGTCAAACAATCGTAAATGTGATTATCTAATTGTGGATGTATCTTCCACCACAGGTAATAATAGAGACATTACAACTATGATGGCAATTAATACACAAGGAAATAGGAAAGATATTCTAGTCATCAAAACATTTATAGGAAAATCTTTTGCAGAACTTGTAGATGAAGCATATTGGTTGTGTTGTGAGTTCGGTATACAGATTATTTTAGTAGATAAATCAGGTATGGGATTAGGATTTATTGAACAATTTGAGATGAATATAAATCCAAATAATGTTTCTGTAAGAGGATTAGATGGAAGAAAAATATATCAAAATATAAATATTAATGAAATAAAGAAAGATTTACAATATGGTAATTTGAGATTCTTACAAACACCAGAATTAGCTATGGTTAGTTATATGAAACCATTTTTAGGATTATCAAATATTATGGATTCACATAGAGAAACTAGTGAATTAATTAATGAGATAAATAATCTTGAGATCAAAATGAGATTAGATAAAATTGTTTTAAGTGGTTTAGATGAAACTATTGGTAAAGGAAGATTGAATTGTTTATTAGCGTTTTATTCTTATCCAATGAATATGGCATCAGAATTAGAAGATGACAGTAAGGGGAATAAAGAAAGATATGATGTTGCTAAAAGGAATAATAAATATGAAATAATTCATGGTATTTTTTATAAGTATATGTTTAAGTGTATTGAAAATAAGCATATTAAGGTAATATTTTATCATAATGGTCAGCACAAAATACAGAAGTTTCAAGATATAACTGAAGAAGATCAATTTAGAAGTTTATTTCTAAAAGATATAAAAAGTATAAGTAAATCAAAAGATCGTTTTGAGATTATTTTTTATAATGGAAGTATAATACAATTTATGTACGCTAGTGATAATGCAAGGGGATATAGAAGTCATTATGCTGTTGTGGATACTGAAATTGATAGAGAAACATTTGATAATGTAATTAGATTTAAAACTATGTTGTTTGATGTGGAAAAAGAAAAAAGTTATGGGAGAATAGAGAATATTTATAATATTGATTATATAGAGATGTAGATATATGTAATTTAATGTTTTGTGGATAAGTCGATAATCCAAGCAGAAATGTTTGGATTATTTGTTATTCACAGGAATATTGTGGATCAAAGTTGAGAGGTAATTTGGGAGTAGCTACCCATCTCTACACGCCTCTCTTCTTTATATTTTTAAGTTTTAGTGTAGAGAGAAATAAATGTGTAGAAAGAAGGAAATAAAGATGTTACTAACAAAAGAAGTAGAGGTTACTTGTCTGTCAAATAATAAGAAATATATTGAAAGTTTAGGTCATAAGTGGGAATACAAAAAGATTTTTACTATCGATGTTCATAAATTATTAGATGGTAGTAATGCACCAATCCAATGTTTATGTGATTATTGCTTAGAAGAAGGAATAGAAACAGTTATATCTAAACCATATTATAAATATACAAAGAGTCATAAAAATCAACCTATAATAAAAGACGCATGTGATAAATGCAGGCATAAGAAACAAGAAGAATTATGCTTAATTAAAAATGGAGTCAGGTATAGCCCACAGATAAAAGGTGTAGGTAGCAAAATTGCAGTTGCTAAAACTAAATATAATATTAATGGAATAGATGAAGAGTTCAAAGAAAGAGACTTAGTATTATTAACTAAAACTTATAAAAATGCAGAATCATATATGGAATTCATTTGTAACAAACATATAGATAAAGGTGTTCAGTCTATAAGATATGGAAATTTCAAATATAAAGATCAAGATTGCAAATATTGTTCTTGGGACAAATTAAGCAAAGATAAACGAAGAGATTTTAGTGAAGTTCAAGATTTATTTAAAGATAAAAAAGTAATTCTTCTATCAAAAGAAGAAGATTATATTAATAATCAATCACCATTGGAATATGAATGTCCAATACATAAGGGAATAATTCAAACAAAAACATATGAGGCAATGCTTCATTCTTATGGTTGTAATCTATGTAGTTATGATATGCATAAAGGAGAAAATAACCCAATGTGGAAGGGTGGTTTCTCTGAGATAAATTCAATTTTAAGAGATTCTATTGCAGAATGGAAGAAAGAATCGATGATAGCATCAAATTATAAATGTGTTGTAACAAATAAACGATTTGATGTAATTCATCATTTATATGGATTTGATAAAATATTTAATGATATATTTGATAACTTAAATATTGAAAAAAGAAGATTTATTAATGAATATTCGGACGAAGAATTAGTATTGATTAGAAATGAATGTAGTAGATTACATAAAATTCATGGTGTCGGAGTTTGTTTAACTGGTGATATTCATGCACTTTTCCACAAAATTTATGGGTATGGTGAAAATAATATAGAACAATTTAATGAATTTAAGGAAAATTATATTAGTGGTAAATATAAATATTTAGAAGAAGTTGGTTAAATATCAACTTCTTCTATTAAGGAGTCAATTAAATATGGTAACTACTCAAAAATCTAAAACAAAAGTAAAAATTAAACGTAATGAAATTACTTGTACTAAATGTGGATTAATTAAATCTATAAATATAAGTAATTTTTTTAAGACAGATAACCCTTTGTATAGTGAATTTTTCCCAACGTGTAAGGATTGTATTTATGAATTATATAACGCACATATACAAAATGGTTCTGATATTAGAAATGCTACTATACAGATTTGCGAATTATTAGATAGACCGTACATTGAAGATGTATTTTTTACAACATATGAAAAAGAAAAAGACAGTATTAAAATTTTAGGTTTGTATCTTAAAAATTCATCAATGCAACAGTGGAAAAAACAAGGAATTATAAGATATAAAGATAGTATATTTGCTAAAAACACCTCACAGGGGATGCAATTAGTATTTGAAGATCAAACAAGAATATATAGCGAAGAGTGGAACGGGAGATATACCCAAACAGATATAAATTATCTTAATCAATATCTTACGGGACTACATTCTGATTTTAAAATTAACACAACTAGTTATAAAGATTATGCAAAGAAAATTTGTTGTGCTAGTTTAGCTGTAAATAAAGCTTATCAAGATATGTTAGATGGTGTAAACGGAGCAGATAAAAAATATAAAGATTTACAATCAACTTTTGATACTCTATCGAAATCTGCTCAATTTAGTGAGAATTCTAGATCAAGTATGAGTGCAGGTATCAATAGTATTAGTCAAGTTGTTGATAAAATTGAAAGTAAAGAGTGGATATATGAAGCAGAAGAATATGAAAAAGATGCTATTGAACATTTATTAGATCAATTTAATAACATCCAGAAATCTTTGTAGGTGATATAATGGCAGTATTTAAAAACTTTAGTAAGAAAAGTAGACATATAAAAGATGGTGATTATGATAATTTAGACAGTAGTTTTAGTTATGATCCAATTATAGGAGAAGGGGAAAATTTAAATGATGAAGAATGGAAGAAATTCATTGCATATTATAGAATTCATATCGACAAATTTTGCATTGAAATTCTATGCTTAAAGCTTCATTTTTTTCAACGATTGATACTAAGAGCAATGGCAAGATATCAATATATAATGCTTATCTGTTGTCGTGGTCTTGGAAAATCTTGGATAGTGGCTTTATTTTTTGTTTGCTCTTGTATTCTTCACAAGGGGTTAAAATGTGGTATAGCTTCAGGGCAAGGACAACAGGCTAGGAACGTAATTATTCAAAAAATTAAAGGAGAATTAGCTAACAATCCAAATATAGCAAGAGAAATAATATTCCCAATTAGTGTTTCTTCGGACAATTGTGTTGTAAATTTTAGAAATGGTAGTGAAATTAGAGCTATCGTATTGGGAAGAAATCAAGGCGACGGAGCTAGAAGTTGGAGATTTCATTATTTGGCAATTGACGAAGCTAGGCTCGTGCCAGATAGTATAATATCAACCATCCTAATACCGATGACAAAAACTAAAAGACCAGTTGCAATTGAACATATGCAACCAGAAAAAGGTAAAGTAATTTTTATATCTTCAGCTTTTTTAAAAACAAGCGATTTGTATAAAAGATTTACTTATTTTGCTGATAAAATGAAAGAAGGTAATAAAAACTATTTTGTATGTGCGTTAGATTATAAAGTTGGAATTGAAGCTATGATATTTGATGCAGAAGATATTGAGGAAGAAAGAAGTAAACCAGACACAACTGAAGAAATTTTTCTTTATGAGTATTGTGGACAGTTCGTAGGTTCTAGTGGTGAAAGTTATTATCCTTATGAAATAACATATCCATGTAGAATATTAGATCAGTGTGAATTAATTCAACCAAAAAAGAGTAAAAGTCAATATGTAATTGTACATGACGTTGCTTTATCTAATGCTAAAAACTCTGATAATGCATGTACCCATGTGATTAAACTTAAAGAAAAGGCTAATGGTACATATTTTAAAGACGTTGTTTATACAAAAACTCATAATGGGGCAACTCTTCCAGAACAAAGAGATTTCTTAAGAGAATTATATCATCTTAAATTTCCTAATGCAATAAAAATAATTATTGATATGCGTGGAAACGGAGAACCTTTGCCTTCACTTTTTTATGAAGCTTGGGAATATAGAGATGAAAAAACAAAAGAAACGATTGAATTTCCCCCATTAGTTTTAGATGATGATGATAAAGGTAGAGAAATAAAAAATTCTCTACCTATAATTAGAGGGATCACAGCAACTCAAAGTAGCAATAATACAATGTATACTTATCTTAAAGCGTCTTTTGAGAATAATTCTTTAAGATTATTAAAACATTCTACAGAGGTAGACGAAGAATACAAAAATGATCAAATAACAGTTGAAGAATATTCTATGTTTGTTCAGACAGATTTATTGATTCAGGAGTTATCTAATATCAAACAAATTTTAAGTGGCAATAATAATATAATTTATGATCGTATTGTAAAAACCCATAAACGCGATAGAGCAACAAGTTTGGCTTATGGTTTGTCAGTAATTAATGAAATGGAAGAATATAATAGAAAAAATCAAACAGATGATGACTACGATTTCGTATTTACTTATTCATAAATAATTCTGATGAAGATATGGAAATGGAAAATTATTAAGTTTCCTTGAATGAGAATTTTGATTCCAATTTAATAAGAAAGGAATTGTGATATGACAAGAACTATAGATTACGCCAAATGTCCTAAATGTGGTAAGAAATTTGAAATGGGATTCAATAATTATTAATTATGGATGGATTGGTTTATTGGAGGTATTAGGTTATGAAGTTGAAATAAAATGTATTTCTGATGAATATTATAAAGAAAGGAGGTTTCTTCTTGGAGGAGGAATATAATAATATATCGCCACTTAAACTTGAAACTTCTCATGCAATTGAATTGAATTCAATGTCTTTAACCACATATATGTTTCAAGAAGCATTAACGACTGGCATCTCACTTGAACAGCTAAAACTTTATTGTAAATATCCAATGAGATATAATATGCAATTACGTAAATTAAGTAGAGAAATGTATGGAATGAATGGAATTATGTCGAATACAACAGATTATTATGTATCTATTGCGTCATTAGATAAAATTACAACATGCTATGATAATACAACTCAAAATCAAAAAAGAAGAAAATTATATGATTTAATGACAGATAAAATTAATCATAAATTAACTTCTAGAGATATTTTACTTAGACTTTGTATAGACGGAATGTATGTAGGGTTTATGAGAAATTCCAAAGCATCTAATAAAGATGCAGTAATTCAACAAGGATTGGTTGACAGTATGCAGATTCTTGAAGGATTGTCTATGGATGATTCCATGATGATTCAACCATTAAATTTAGATTATTGCAGAATATTGGGTTTTCAAAATAATGATTATGTCGTTGGTTTTGATATGCTATATTTTAATGCTTTTGTTGGTAATGATTTATTAGGTGAAATTAAAAACTTCCCACCTGAATTTGTAAAGGCATATTTAGATTATAAAAAAGATGGCAGTAAAAGATGGTTTAAATTAGATCAATCTAAAACTGTTGTTTTAAAAATAAAAAGTAATATTGATGAACCATTTGGTAGAGGGTTGGCTGTTGCTGCTTTGTCAGATATGTTTTTCTCTGATCAATATACTGATAGTCAAAGAGCAAATATTATTGAAAATGCTGGAACTATAAGGTGGCTCAAGCAACCAAGTGGTGAAAAACAAGGAACTTGTGCATTAAATAAAGATGCACAGCAAAATCAATATGATAATTTTAAGAATGCAGTTTCATCTAATTCATCTGGAAGTGATAGAAGAATTGGAAAGACCACTACTTTAGTTTTAGCTCCTGGGACTGAAGTTGGAAAACTTGAAACGAATACTAATGATACAATAAATACTTTAACAGATGAAAATATGAAAAGAATTTCAACTGATTTAGGATTTGCTTCTGGAGCATTAAATGGTGAAGGGAATGCTACATATAGTAGTTTGCAAGTTAATATCGACCTAGTATTGACACAAATTTATCAATGGTTAGAACAAATTTCATGGCAATATACTAAAGTATTTAATAATCTAATTAATTCTAAAGGCAAAGATATAATTAAATTTATATATTTAAAAACATCTTCATTGAATAAGAAAAATGAATATGATATTGCCAAAGAAATGTTTACGTTAGCAAGTGGAAGTAGATTATGGTTGTATGCTGTTGGTAGTGGCGATATAGATACATATATGTCATTAATGGAATATGAGAAGGTAATGGATATGGATGCCCTCTATCCTCCCCACTTAACTAGTTTTACCTCAAATAATGAAACTGGAGATAAAGGTGGAAGACCATCTGGTGATTCGCAGAATACCAATACTCAAAAATCGAAATCAGCTAATACTAATAAAACACCAAAACCATCAACCAAATAATCAATAATCATTCATTTAAAGGAGGTGAAAAAGAAAGAATGGGACGTATAATCGAGATTTCTAAAAAAGACTCTGTAGCAGGTCGTGCGAATGTAAAATTTGTACTTCATGAAATCTATAATAATGATACAGAGTTTAATAAAAACGGCATAAGTTGGCAACAGCCATATGTAGAACAAAATTCACATACAGTCCGTGGAATGCCTCTGGTTACTCAGTTTTTAGATGATGAAAAAACAATTCCTTTTGGTGGTCATGGAGAAATGAATGTAAGTGAAGGGATTGTAACTTTTGAAAATAGCCTTGTTGTTGGTTCTTTTGAAAACGCTTATATAGGAGAAGTTGAGGTTAACAATAAAAAAATAAATGCTCTTATTGGAGAAGCGTATGTTTACGAACAAAGATTCCCTCATCTTGTGGAATATATGAGAGAAGAATTTGAAAATGGACGTGCTGTTGAAAGTTCAATTGAAATATGTGCTAAAAAAGCTGATGGCAATGATCAAATTATATATGCTACAGGTTATAAACCACAAGGGAGAATTCCTGAGAATTATGACTACAGTGGTCATGCAATTCTTATAGGGCAAACACCATCTGATGATTCTGCTTTAATGATTGAATTAAATCATTATAAAGAAGAAAATAAAATAGTTGATGATATTCCAATAGAAGTTCCAAATCTACCAGATATTTCAATAGAACAAAATGCTATAAACATTATCATAGAAGATGAGGTGAAAGAAGAATTGAGTAAACAAGTAAAAGAAAAAGTAATTGTAAAATCTAAATCTTTCGAAATCAATGAATTGAGTTATGATGATATAGCAACTATCATTTCAAGGGCTTTTAATGCTGCAATGTCAATGAAAGAACCTAATGAATATTGCTATTATTATATGTACAAATTTTATCCACAGAGTCAAACAATTATTATGACTGACTATAATACTCCATCTGAATATTATAAAACATCATACAATATTACCAACAATGATGTCACCATCGGGGATATCGTGGAAGTAGAGCAAGCATGGACTCCTCTCAATGATGAACCTTCTGTAGAAGTTAATTCATCATTGATTAAGGATATATTATCAAAAAAGAAAGACAAAGGAGGAAAAGAAAAAATGGATGAAAAACAAATTGCTGAAATCAATGCAAAATTAGATGATTTAACAGCAAGACTAACTGACTCAGATTCTAAAATTGTAGAGTCTAATACTAAAATTGATGAATTGAATTCCACTGTTACTGAATTAAATAGTACGATAGTTGAAGCAAATAAAACAATCGAAGCAAAAGCTACCGAACTTAATTCTATGACTGAAGAATTAAATTCTTTAAAGGCGTTTAAGGAAGCAAAAGACATCGAAGCAAAAGAGGCAGAAGTACAGGCAAAAATAACAGAAATTAATACATATTTTGAAGTAGAGATTAAGAAAAATGGGTTTAGTGAAGTAGAACTTAATTCTTTAAAAACTGAATATGTAGAAAAGAATGATATGGAGGGACTTAAAGCAAAAGAAGCAGAATTATGTGTCAAAAGAGTTAAGGAATTAAATTCTTTGAAAACCAACGTGGATATTGAATTGAATGCAAAAAACGACACTACTGATCTATTTATGGCGATCCATAACACTGAAAAATCCGAAGAAGATATTTCGGATTTATTTTAATTTAACAAAAAATAAGAAATAGGAGGAATTAATAATGAGCTTATTTAAATTTGGAAGTCTCGGAGCATCCATGAACACAGTTAATAACCCTAGAGTCCAAGCAACTGCTGCTACAAAAAATGGTTATGTCTTTAAAATTACCGATAATTATACTTCTGGTGGAAGTAAATCTAAAGTAGTTATTGTAGTAGGATCTGACACTATTGCAGATGGAGTAGTACAATTTAATATTGGTGGTCAAAATATTTATACCACTATTGTAGCCTTAACACAAGATACTGATGCAAAAGTTGCTGCATTAATAAAAACTAATTGCGATGCAGTTTTACTTGGATTGGGATATACAGTAGCAATTGACACAGCAACACTTACAATTACTGCACCAGCAGTTGGATCTTCTACCTCAGTTGTTCTTTTAGATAATATCAGTGTGGCAGACAGCACCGTTACTCTTACGCCTACTTATACTGCTGGAACTGATGCTACAGCTTATAAAGAAGCAGCAGTACCTTCTGCCAACGATGCTGGTGCAAAAGCTGATAAACTTTATGTAGCAATGAATATCATTGATACACCTGAATTGTGGAATCAAGCAGATTTTGTCATTCCTGCTGGAAGTTATATCAGGGCATTTAATCTTAATGATTTGGTAGGTTATCCTGTTGAATTGTCAAGTGACTTGGTAACAACTGCTTATGGTAGTGTTGCTGTTGGAGAATTTTTAGTTCCTGTTCCCGCTGGAGCAAATGCAATGATGTGGAAAAAAGCGACAGACACTGGATACGCTTGCGTCTTAAAAGTGATAGAGAAAACTACTTTTGGTGGGACTGGGTTATACTGTAAAATTACAAACAACTAATAAATAATATTTAGAAGGAGGATTAATAATAATGAGTAACAATGTTTTAGGATTAGAGAATTTTACACCAAGTGTTGAATTGAATAACATTCAACCTGAACATAAATATACAGAAAAATCACCTATTATTGAGATTTTTAGTGCAATGGTTAAGGGCGAAGATACTGGTAGATTTGGAGATAAGGCTAATAAGGCGAATGCTTATATTAAGAAATTGGGTGCTGATGCGCTTGCGGGTGATGGTAGAGCGAAGGTAGAGTTGAATACGATTACCAGTATTATGATTCAAGCACCGTTGTTACAACGCTTAAATTTATTTAACTTTATGGGAAACGTAACAAGTGTTGGATTTAATGAGCGTTTGCTTTATAAAGTATATAAATTACAAGGCAAAATGTCTGGGTTGCAAGCTAATCAAGGTGATGTGCCGTTCGCAACTTCCACTTGGAATTATCGTGAAATGACTACTAAAACTATTTCAGGAGGTACAAGTTTAAATTATAGAGAATTAAGTACGGGAAACCCTGATTCCCTTGCCCCTCTCATGGAACAGGTTTTGACAGATATGCAAAATAAAATTTTCTATTCTGTAATGAATGCTCTTTATAGTGGAGTAAAAAATGCTACAGGAATTAAAAATTTTACAGAAGCAGCAGGATTAACAAAAGCATCTGTTCAAGACATGATAAAAACGATTCGCAGATGGGGAAAAGTTGGTATTTTCGGGGATTACAGTGTAGTTTCTCAAATCAATGATATGACGGGATTCAATACTGACACTGCAGGAGTCCTTGCAAAACAACTTCCTATATCCGTAATTGAAGAAATTATGAAAACTGGTTTGATCTCTTCATTTTATAATACGATCATCACTGAAATTCCAAATAGTTATAATTTACTAAAATTAAATTCTGCTGGCACAATGTATGATACTTATTTGCCTGAAGGACTTCTTTTCTTCTTGGTATCAGGAGAGCAAAGTTGCCTTCAAATTGGATATCGCGGTGGACTACAAAGTGCGACAGGATTTGATGTAATTACAGGACAAAATATGACACGTTTCGACCTAGAATTTGGCACAGAAATTATACCTGAATATATCCCACAAATGGGTATAATTTCTGACTCTAATTTCCCTGTCGATAAACTGTAATTAAATATTCAATCTTAAATTTAAATATCTAGAGGAAGGTAAGAAAATCATGAATATTATTGAAAATAAACAATCTTACCTTCCTTTATTTTTATATTTAATTTATTAAGTTATTCAATTAACAATTAAAAAATTTAAGGAATAAATGGAGGAATAAAATAATGGCGGTAAAACCAACAGAAACAAAAACAGAGGAACAAATTAGTATAGAACAACAATCCAATCAGCAACAACACACTTATACTCCACCACTCATGGATTCATATTCAAGTTTACAAAATCTTGCTGATAATGATATTTATTTTTCTTTAGTTCAAGGTGGTGACTTATCAATTAAAGCAAATGGATACTTAGACCTACTTAATCGAGATATTGTTTCTCTTCGCAACAATTCAAATATCTTTTTTGTAGGAACAGGGAATGGAGCAAATGCTCGAATTTACATTCAAAATCCTGATCTTCGTATTTATGTAGGTTTTGATTCAGCAGATGGAAAAGTAAAACAACAAGTCTTAACTGATGAACTATGTCAAGAAATATTGGATTCAAAAAGTCAAAAACAATTCGAAAAACTTGTTAACGAAAAAGTTGTTTCTTATCATGAAAAAGTAAGAATTATGAATTATGCTAAGAAAGTAAAACTTGATAGTTTTGAAAAAATTACTTTTCTTGAAGAACATTCTGGCAAAAAATTTAAAGAAATTTAAGGGGGTTAAAATATGTCTACCCCTACAACGCTACAAACGGTATATAATTTATTTTTATCTAAATCAGATGAAGATTTTACCGGGAAAGAATCATTGATTTTTCAATGGTTAAATTCAGCAATATCTAAATGCAAAAAATACGTAAGAAATTCTTTAGATTATACATTGGACACTCCTATAGTTCCTGCAATTGTGTCATATGATGGAAGTTTTGTTAATACTCTTGAAGATGACGAAATAGAACTAATTGCAATGCAAATGCAATATGAAAATTATAATAAGAAAGAAGCATATTTAGTTGCTTTGAAAACTCGTATAGGAACAAAAGATTTTAATTCTCTTCCGAGTAAAAAACAAGAATTAGATGGTATTCAAAATTCTAAGAATTTACTAAAAGAAGATATTAAAGAATTGCAACAAGAATTTAATACGTATAAGTATTCTTGAGGAAGTGATTAATTGAAGAATCAAATAATAATTAAAAATTCATTAGGAGAAATGGATATTAATTTTTGGGCAGAGAAAGAGTATCGAAGAGTTGTATTAATAATGAAACTTATAGAAGATACTTTTTCAGTTGATTTAAATAAATATCCTGAACTAAGAAAATCAATTCTTGATACAGGAAATTTTATACGTAGACTTCCTTCAACTATTTCAGAAATTATTGAAGTAAAAGATGATAGAAGTGATAGTAAATGAATCTTCATCAAGAATGGATGACAGATAGTAGTTTATTCGGAGATGACTATGCTAAGAATGTACAACTCCAACAGGCAAAGGATAGATATGATATTCAAAGATATCAATCAAACGAAGGTTCTCCTGCAATAATTGATACCATTGCAACACAAGTAATAGTTCAATCACATTCAAACCCATTAAATGAAGGTAAATATGATAAGAAAATTCATATGCCAATTGATACAATAGTCAATACTGGATCAATAGTTGAATGGGAAAATAATAAATGGATTATAGTAAGTAATATTGATAATTTACAAGCATATAAAACAGCTAGTATGATTAGATGTAACAACACCATCCAATTCTACTCTTCATCCTCAACTCTACACACAATCCCTTGCATAATCTCAAAAGGTTCAATCTCTCTAGATGAACAAAAAATAATATCAACTTTAGATTCAGAAATTGCAGTACAAATAAGCAATACTTCAATAACAAGACAAATTGAGATTAATGATGTGTACAAAATTGGATTGCGTTCGTGGCAGGTAACAAATATTGATGACATTACTGTGAATGGTTTGCTGATTTTGAGAATGGTATATAGCGAAGTTGAGCAAGTATTTCCTGTTTATAGTGTTGAGATTTTGAATGGAACAACTACAAGTACTCAACAGGGCAATAATATCCAATTAAATGTTCAAGTAAAAGATCATGATATGATTTTAAGTCCTACTCCATCTGTAATTTATACTAGCTCAGATATAACAAAAGCAATGGTTTCAAGTACAGGTCTAATTTCAACTTTATCAGTTGGAACTTCAACAATAACATGTAAATTACAAAGTGATAATAACATTTTTGATACATTTGTTGTTAATGTTGAAGCAATTCCTGTTGTTGAGACGTATACATTGGAATTGACAGGTAGTATTCAACCTGATAGTGAAATTAAGAGTGGACAAGTGAAGACATATGCTTGTGTTAAGAAAAATAGTTTAGGTGTTGTGGTTAGTGGAACAATGTTTGATTTTAGTATTGTAAATGGGACTACTTTATCGAGTGCATATACTTTTACAGTTTTGAATGATACTCAGGTAAGTTTGAAGGCTAATCAGTATACTTATTATATTGATCTTGTTGCAGTAGATAGAAGTGATAATACATTAACTGTTTCTAAACATATTAAATTGAGATCAGTGATGTAATTATAAATTTTTAGTCTAGAGGTGGTGTATTAACATAGAAAAATCTTTCAAATTTAAGCATATAGAAAATAATCTTGTGAAACTATTATCTTTATTACTTGAAAGTAAAAATATCTCAAAATATATTTATCATTTAGTAGATGATCCTTTGTCTGAATCAGATGTTACAGAAGACTTAATGGGAAATGGTAATATAATATTAACCCTATTTGATGAAACAGTATTAACAAATTCTCAGGTTAAAGTATTCTTAAATCCATTTAATGGTTCTCTTAAATCAATGCCTACTAGCGATATAGTTTTTACTTTAGACATAATTGTTCCAAATCTATATTGGAAGTTAAATGGCATGGGTCAGATTCGTCCATATCGTATAGCAGATGAATTTGCACAATTAGTTGATGGACAAAAAGTTGCTGGCATGGGTGAAGTAAATATTACAAATTTTAAAGCATATAAAGTTAATACCACCTATTCAGGTTTAACTTTATTTATTGAAGTTAATTCTTCGACCACTAAAGGACTGAGATAAATGGCAGAACTTAAATACATATTTGCTCAACCTGATTATGTGGAAGGAATTGATAAAGATAATCCAATATGTATTTATCCAGTCAGATTAAAAGATTATGATAAATTTAGTGAAGTATCACATCTTTTACACATATCAAAAAATCATTTTGAGGAAACAGAATATCCATTATTAATGTTAGTTTTTATGTGTATGCCACAATTAAATTTAACACAAGAAGAGTTGATTAAAAAATTAGAAGATACTTTTTCAATTATAACAAGAAAAGATGTTAAGTTTATTTCTGATGAAAAAA